ATGAAATACCTGAAATCAGGTTTTACCGCCCCATCGGTGAAGAACTTGAATGTACTATTACTTAATGATTTGCATATCGGGTCTGAAGCCGCAGATATTAGGTTGCTTAATAGAGCAATTGACTTCGCCAAGACTAATGAACATAACATTCGTATTCTACTGAACGGTGACTATATTGAAGGAGTCATAAAACTCAGTAAAGGTGGAATATATATACAATATATGTATCCAAGAGAACCAATATATTTAGTAATGGACAAGCTTGAGCCTGTAAAACCTTTGAACGTTACATATTGTGGGCGTTGGCACAAGGAATTTAGTAAACCAATCAAGAGATTCGCTATTGACCCGTACAATGGATTGGTTCGAGAAAAGAAGCGTTGGCTGGTTTGCCGAAATACGATTGTCAACACTGCGGAGTACGCAGTGCGTGACGGCTTTGAAGAATCGTTCCCATCTCAAGCACACTTGACTCTTTCTGGTAAGAAGTCGAACAAAGGGATTGACGTAAAGTGGATTTGCTAGTCAAGTGCATGAAGTGCGAGTTCAGGTACGTCACAGATAAAGCAAGGGAGAACTTTGTTGCCGAAGGGCTTCAAGGAGAACCCCTGCTTTGTCTCCATTGTATCGGTAAAATTACAGGAAAAGTCATGAACCGATATGGCTACTTGGTCTTGCCTGAAGAGTTAGATGATCCTAACCAACGGATGCAAGTTCTGCCAAAAACACTCACTGGCTGTAGACCGTGTATGAAGAAGAGAGGGTTATCGTGATGAAAACAGAGAGAATCTACTTGAGAACAACTCCAGAGAATAAAAAGTATTTGCAGGAGGTGGCTGACTACTATTTTGAGGGGAAACCTGTCTGCCGTTTTCGAGTTTATGATTGAACGTTTTGATATGCACTTAGAAGGGTTGGATTGATATAGCTGAATTTGCCGATTCGGAAGAGATGCACAAGTACAAGCAGGGACAAGACCCTGAGTTTCCAGAGATAATGTCATCTATCGGGCATCGTGGGAAATCAACCCGAACATCAAATGGGAAGACTTGAACATGGACTTTGCAAAAGACCCTGAAGAACTGGAACACTGGCCAATGCCTTCCCTCTTGGGGGCATCCAGAAACTAAAGACAAAGCCACAGGCAACTTACGCCGTGGCTCTGTTTCTTTGGATATAAACGTAGACCGGTAGTCCGCAATCCTCCAAAGCCTGTAACGATATGACAACTGTTTTCCTGCTCAGTTTAGTCAGCTTTACGATTTCATCTTGCAACGGAAACTCCTTCCTACCATCGCTCAGAAGCTTCGTCACAGCAGGGTATGTGGTAATAGCCGAAGCATTCAACCCTCTCTCGAATAGGTCAGCCGCCAGTAAATCCCTCTCATTTTGTGGGTAGAGACATTATTCACAAGATTAGTAGATTATATAAGTGTTCATATATTACTTTTTATATAATATTTAGCTCCTTGCCCCCAGATACGTACTGCATGTTATGTCTGAAGTGTACAGTTTACCATTCAGGTCTGAATTGTATGGTTTACCATACAGACCCATATGAAATGTAAAAAGTGCATTTGTTGTGAGTTCTGTATTGTAAAGTTTACACCGTATAAAGAGATATAAAAGATTAAGAGATATAAAAGAAAGATATATAGAATAATAAAACATAGGCAAGAGGTAGTGAAAATACTCACTGAGTAAAACTATAGCAAAGCTTGGCGTTACCCTGCGGGTCACGCTATTTGTTTTTAAAAGCTTTCGGTTAAAGCGAGACTCCACCTACCTATAATGACTTGTGACAAAGATAGAAAGGTGGTAAGAAGTTTGGGATGCTGAAAGAACATGTTTACCCGCCTGAACACAAGTCTGGTCAGAAATTAGTGGACGACTTTTTACTTGGTTTGAATTATTACATATCACAATGAGGGGAGCATTTTAACAATGGCAGGAACAACAAACAAACGGAAGAGGACTCCTAAAGCCCCTGAGAAAGAGACTGAAACGGTTAGCCTAGATGGATTGGAGGGCGGCGTAGTAGCAGAGTTTACCCAACAACTTTCTATCATCGGTCAGTTCATTTATAACGCTCAAGCAGAAGATACCACCTTGATTGTCGAGAACTTGGGCTTCGGAGATATCTATGTTAGTGACAAGCCGAATCTCCGAGTGGGCAATGAAGAGCAACGTTTGCTTTTCAAGGAGCAAAGGGCGTTCAAGGCTCGGAAGCTATTTATGACTTCGGGTAGCCAGCCTGTGGCATCCATTATCGAAATCAAGTAAAGAAAGGGCAGTTGGGATGGATGGTCATCGATAGAACACATACCAGCCACTTAGCTACTAAAGACCATATGGGCAGTGGGTAGACTTGGGCGACAACATCCATGAATCCAACGTCAGGAGCGCTCCTAATAGAATGAAAAAGAACCATTTAGGTAGAGATTCCACCGTCTCACTGTTCGAATATAGCCTTAATGAGTCCATTTCGATGGTGGACAACGCAGTACACAGGGTGGTTAGAAATATACCCATTTCAACTTATATTGGTATACGAAGCACTCATAAGAGGATGTGATGATATGGGAAAGATCAGCGTCTCTGATATTTACGCCTATATTCATTCCACGCTTCGTCATGACCCTGAGATTTTTGCCATGCTAGGGCTGGCGGCAGACACTTCTCTGGAAGATTTGGGAACGAAGATTCAGAAGAGGAAGAAGCCGAAGGACTTAGTTCAGCACAACTTGCCCTTGATTACGTTCTACAAAAATCCCGGCGCAAGAGGCGAAAATCACCTTGAGTATAGGTTCATCGTTGACTTCGATATCTATACACAGGATGACGTGGAACTGGCAGTGAACATCGCTGACCGTATTTGCCAAATTTTCGACGTCCAATACTTTTGGATGCCAAAAGGAAGTGTGTTCAAGGGTGAGTATGTCACAAGTGCTGAAGACGACATCGACCTAGAGAACACCTACAAGTATTTCACCCAAATATGCTTCACCATTGGGATAGATGAATATAAGGAGGTTTTCTGAATGAGTAAGATTACTAAGAACAAAAAAATGTTGATTAAGGGTGCTGGTAAGTTCATGGCGAAAATCCCGAACTGTGACGACCTCGTTACAATCGGTACGCTGAACAACATGCGTCTGGATATTCAGCTGGACATGCAGGACATTGAGGGCGGTGACTCTAGCGTAGCACTGGATACGTTGCTTCGTAAGAAGACAATTGATATCACAGCGGAATCCGCTAAGTTCGACCTTAACCTTGTACGTTTGGCTACTGGCTCGAAACTCCGTGAAGGAATTTCTGGTTCGGCGTACAGCATGATCACTGAGACCTTTGTAGTCCCTTCCGCTTCTCCGTATCAAGCGAAACTTACTCAAGTCGCTCTTGCTTCTCCAACACCTAAGTCTTTCGAGGGTGCAGTGGGCGGCGCTGACCTGAGTACAGATGTTACAGTAACGGGTCAGGATGTCGTATTCGATATGGCGCTGGCAGGTAAAACGGTTGTTATCGTTTATGCTGCGGCACTGGCTGGGATTACACCAGACCCTGACGGCTTCGTGTGGGTGCTGGAAGAAAAGCATACGGTTAAACAGAACGGCTCAGACTTTACTGTTGATCTTGTGTACGGAGCATCCCTGAACGTTGACCCTCAGATTTCTGTTCGTACTCTGCAAGGTAACAAATTGCTGAAGAAAACGACTAGCTCTACTCCTACTGAAGATCAGTACGTCGTAAGTGGCGGCATTCTGAAGTTCAACTCGGCACTCAAAGATGTAAACATTTACGTCAACTACAAGCGGAACGAAGTTGTTGATATTCTCGATATCACAACCAAAGACATGCCGTTGACAGTACACGTTGTTCACGATGGTCAGTTCGAGCAGAAGGACGGTACAATCCAAGGTTATCAAACGGAGTTGTTCCAATGCCGTGTGAAGTCCAACTTCACTCTCGACGCACAACGTCAACAAGCGTCCACGCATAGCGTAACGCTGACTGTAATCGACCCTGAACGTCCGGACGGTAAGCTTGGTTCTATCAAGCGTTACGAAGTTGGTTCTGTATCTGCGGAAGATTGCTAATCACTAGACTCCCTTCGGGGAGTCTTTTTACATACCTAATGTTAGAGTCTAGGTTTACTTACTTAGAATGTTCTGTGAGTTGATTGCAGGGACTTCCCCCGCTCTGTGGTCAATTCGATTCACTTTTCTTGGGGGAGAAATATAAAGGGGGCTATTAAAATGAGTGAACGAGATTTAGTTATCCCAAAAGCTGGCGGCATCGCTGAAGAAGTAGCCAGTCAAGTAGAAGAGCAGACTCCACAGGTAACAGCTGAAGAAGAGAAGAAGCCACTGACCCAAGAGGAAGCTGACATTCGCGAGAAAGTATTCTTCGAGACAGATGAACAGGTTCGTTTACGTGACGGTAAGACTTATTACATCCCACCACTAGGGTTGCTTGATGCTCGAAGATTGATGAAGAGACTTAATACGATTGATTCCGGTGTAATCATCGCTAACCTTATCCCTGAAGATGAGGAAGATAGATTTGAAGAATTGCTTGAAGTACTCCTTATGGCATTTAAGCCATATTACAAACACATGACGGTCGAGCATCTTGGCGAGTACGTTGATTTGGAGACGGCTAAACAGATTATCGATTGCATGATTGGTCTCAATGGACTAAAAAAGTCCATGTAACCACTCAGGAAGAGGAAGAAGACTATGACAGTCAGCCGCCTGTCGATTGGGCTAACATCTTCTTCAAACTTGCCCACTACTGCCACTTGAAAAAGCATGATGTGTGGCAATTAACCTTACCTCAGTTAGGTTACTACTTGGAACAATGCAACGAACACATTCAGTTTACTATTAAGGTTTCTACCATGTCGCTTGGCGGCCTGTTCGGCGGAAGCGTTCCTGCTGGTGATTCAACCAGTGAAGAGGAAGTAACAACTGACGGTAAATACGTGAATGGTTATAAAGTAGCCGATGCGGAAGACATGAATTTCCTTGCACAGCTATTATAAATCCTCCTGCTCTGCTTCCTTCTAGGGAGGGGCAGGAGTTTTATTTTATGAGGGTGGTGAGACTATGAATAACAAAATCCAAACTGACGTGATTTTAGAGTTGCAGAAATCCATAGATCATATGGCTCGATATGGGCAGGAGATGGAAACTCTCGATTCTCGTTTTGGTAGATTGGAGCAGCGGATTGACGCAATGCGTTCGTCCCTGTCCGGATTGCAATCGCAGGTATCACGTGGGGCTGGAAGCAATCTCCGTCAGTCATTGACAAATGAACTCAACAATCTCATCGCAGGAAACGGGATTGTTCTTGAGCAGTTAGGTTCGGCTGGCCTCACAGTTAAGCTTGAGACTCTTCAAAGCATCTTGGGCAAAGTAGAAAATGAAATCAACGAAGAGTTGCGTACGCACGTTCGTAACATGCACATTGAAATCGACCCTAACTACGCCGGCGGGCAAAAGCTTCCTATCAGTAAAGATGACTTTAACGAGATTAATAAAGAAGTAGCCAAGGTCATCAAACTGCAAATTCATAACCTTGTCAGTGCTATCCAGAAGCAAAAATCCAATCTGATGAAATCGGAAACTCTTGACCGTTTACAGATTACGATTGGCAAGGAAACGGTTATGGCTTTCGTCAATAAAATCAAACAAAAGATTGTGAGTATGCTTCAGAACCCTGACGTAGCCGATGCCGGCGACATGAAAATTTCCAAGGCAGATTTGAACAAGGTAATCAAGGATGCTAAGGAAAAATTGTTGAAGGCACTAGAGGTTGAAATTCCTGACATGAGCGGAATGGAAGTTGCGGACAAGGTAAAGAGAATCCCTAACGAACTTGAACAAAGCCTGAATGAATACGTTAACAAAACCGTTGCAGGCATTAACACTGCAATGGCGGGCAAGATGCAGATTCCATTAGGCGACCTAAGCAAGAAGGTCAAGAAGATTCTTGCTCAGGAACTTGACACTACGGTGGACAAGCTGGAAGCGCTTGGCACGGTCGATTTAGGCTCTATTCGCGGCGCTGGATTGAAGGCTCAACTTGAACGAGTGGCAAAGGCTCTTGACAAGAAATTGAGCAACAATGTTCAGGAAGAGATTGACCAATTAATAACGGCAATAAATGATGTGCAAATCACCCCTGAACCTAAGCTGAAGCCTCACCTCATGAATCAGATTAACCGCATCAACAATGCGTTGATTAACAAAATCCGTGAGCAGGTAAATGTTCAGGTGCAGTCGATCATCCAAGAGATTAATAAGGTTCAATCCGGACCAGGTGGACTTAACAGTGATACTCAGATTCGGAATGCAGGAGGACTTGGCCTTTCTACTCCTCGTTCTGGTTCATCTTCTTCTGACAGTCAAAACAACGGTGGAGGAACTGCATCCAAAGGAGGCAGTAGCAGTGAAAAGGATAGTGGGTCGGGAGCGGTTAACGCCGAAGCTGTACAAGGGGCAATCATTAACATCATACGTCAAAGAATTTCGGGAGCCTTCGATAATGCTCTCATGATGGCGATGTCTAAAGCGGTTGAGGCGTTTAAGAATATTCAGCCTGAACAGATTAAAATGATGCGGAACTTGAAGCTGAAGGACGAATACAACCAAGACAAAGACGGCAACCCTCTTGAAACGACGAACATGGCTGGCGTGGAGAGTGCGGTCAGTGATCTGCAAAACTTTATCAGACAGCAGTCTATGTTTTACGGCACGGATTACAAACAGCTTTATCAAGTAGGTGGCATGGCTTCTGGTTTGCTTGATGACCCTGTAGAGATGAAGGAGTTTGTCCGCGTAACTGCACAGTTGAATGCACTGGCTCCTGGAAGTAGTCCTGGCAATATCGCCAATGGTCTTGCCTCAACGAAGGCTCAGTTTGGACTTGGGGTGGCTGATCTGGAGGATAGAATCGCACAACCTTTGGCGGTTGTATCCGACGTGACAAAAGCAAGTATTGAGCAAATTATTGATACACTGAAAAGTTCAGGTTCCAAAGTTGACCCTGAAACGTCAATCGTTATGGCGGGTACAACCCTCCAAGCAAAATCACTTGAAGGGGCGAATGTCAGTAACTTCTACAACTCCATTCTGAACAGATTACAGTCTCCTAGTGCACTGAACAAGATGGATAAATCACAGGTTGATCCATACTTCGGCGAAGACAGTGCAGAAGTAGCCAACAGACTTCAATCTCCTGAAGCTATGAAAAAATTGCAGGAACTGGGTCTAGCGAAAGTTGATGATACAGGAGCAAAGATTCTTGTTCCAGCGGAGGAATTGTTTAAGTCTATTGCCGAGAAGTTGTCCGGTGCAGACAGCTCTACCGTCCGCAATACCAATGATGCTTTGTTTGGTACGTACCAATCCTCCAAAGGTGCGGCTACGATGCACGAAATTATGAACACGTTCGTTAAGGTCATGGAGGTTAGTGGAAACTTTGATAAATCTAAATATGAGAACATGGTTAAGTCATCTGTAGACAACCCACTCGTCAACACTAAACGGGCAGGGCAAAGCATAACCATTGCCTTTGATGCTCTTGTTCAGGAGATGACCCCTACCATCAATAAAGTGTCCTACGCACTTATGAACATGGCAGAAAACGTGACTAAGAATGCTCAATTGTTCGTCAAGTTAGGAGACGTGTTATCTAACGTATTGCTTGGGATGATGCTACTTAAGGGAATCAAGTGGGGAGCCGGGAAGATTGGTGCTGACTTTAGACCCAACTTCGAGAGAGAGACTGCACGCACTGCATTTCTAAAGAACGTATCGGGCATGAATGTTGATAATTCTATCAAGAACATGACCCGTAAAGAGGTCGGGGAGATGCAGAAAGACCCATTACTTAATGGTTATTTACGTGATCTGAACGGATTGACGGAAAAGCAAAGCGACCATTTTAAGAACTACCTGAAGTCTAATAACATAGAGGTTAAAGACTTGCCGACTCTATTTAGCACGATGGACGAAGCTAAAAATTGGGAGCCGAATAAGGAGTTGACGGATGCTGAAAAATTCGACCGGACGAAGCAGTATAACAGCCGCTTAAGTACCCGAACTGAATTGGCTTCCGTCATTACCCCTAGCCTCCTGACCACCCTGAACAGTAGCACCGCCAATCAGGGGGTGTTTAATGCACACAGAGCAAGTGATACCAATTACTCTGACTTGTCCAATAGGATGTCCCAAATGTCACAAGGAGATTTCCAGGGATTTGAAGACCACTTGGTGGACAGACAGCGAAACGGCTTACCTCCGATTGACGATATCCAAAAGCTGAGTGCTGCGATGGATGATTACGAGAAGACCCAGCGGGAAGCCGCTACTTCTGCTCGACAAGCATCCCCTGCCTTCGGAGATCTGTCCAACGCTGTACGAGGCATGAACTCTGGAATGTCTTCTACAGCATCCCTCAAGAATGGGTTCAAACAGTTCTTGAAGGATATTCCAGACTTGGGCAAGGGGGCTCTGGCTTCTGTTAAAAACTTGGCGGGAGGTATCGCTAAGATGGCTATGGAGATTGCCGGGGCAATCGGTCTCGCTCAAGCGGCCAAAGGATTGACAGAGTCTTACCTGTCAACAGATGACGAAAGGTTACTTGCTCAGGCTGACGACCGTGACAACGATCTGAAAGGCATGGCTAACACGTTTAACGCGCTTGCTGAAGGCGGTTGGGCTAAGAATCGGAATAACTTGATGGGGCTTTTCTACTCTGCAAAGAACGGAATATCATCCTTTTTCGGTGGAACTCCATCCGACCTCGGTGTCTTTGAAGCCCAAGGTCCGCTTCACAATCCTTTCAAGACTAAAGGATACAAACCGGAGGACCTTGGCATGATGGGCGAGATAATGAATTATTACAAATTCTCGGGAACTGGTGAAGAATTTTCAAAATGGCTCAAACAACGGGAAGCCAGCGGCGGACAGACAGTAGAGGAAGCCGTTGCTGAGTTTAATGCAAAGTCTGGACGTGCTGCAGAAACAGAAAAAATGCGACAGAAAGCCATTAGCAAGCAGTACGAAGCAACAAAGCTTAAAGAGGCAGAGGATAAGAGAATTCAAGAGAATGCGGAGAAGGAATATGACGAGAAGTACAAGGAAGGTGCAGCCCAGTTCTCTTCCATCGACTCTGGCTCTGTTATAAGCCGTGTCTCTGACCGTATCAATGAGATTAAGGACACCAGTCAAATTGACACGCTTCGTGCGCTCATGGGCGGAATGAAGACTGATTCCGACGAGTACATTGCACTGCGTAAGAAGCAGACTGAATCCATGCGTCAGGTATTGAATGAAGAACTGGCTATCATTGATAAGTATATCGCCAACGCCAAGGCGGTCATGGACAGCGCTGACCCTGAGTCGCAAGAGTACGCCGATGCTAAAGCTGCTTATGATAACCTTACTTCGACAAGAGATAAAGTGGCATCCGAAGGGGAAGTTGACATTCTTCAGCAAGAGTGGAACACAAAACAAGAAACGTATCAAGGTCAGGTTCGTAAGGTTAACACCAGCTTGTCTCGCATTGACCTTATTGCTCAAGCAAAAGAATTGGCGGCAGCGTACAACATGGACACTCAGTCTCAAGAATACTTGGACACCATGAAGAAGATTACACTGAATAAGCTATCTCAGATGAAAAATGAGCTGGCAAACCTTCAAGCAATCCAAGCCATCGGAGACCTTTCCGAAGACCAGGCAACGCAGGTATTACAGCTACAGAATACAATCGCCAATGAGCAAGCCCTGATTAAAGAGTACAACCTTGCTTCCATCGGAATTGGCAGGGCTAAGATTCAGGACAACAGTTCTGACCGTGAGAATGAGTTACTGGAACTCAAGCTACGAACTGGAAACCCTGATGACTCCTCGCCGATCCTTCGTAACAAGCGGATTGCCAATGCCAAGGAAGAGGTATCTGAAATCAATCAAGTCATTGCCGATCTGAGAGCTAAACTTCCTTCGGCGGGAGCGGACGAAACAACTAAGATTAACGCCGAAATCCGAGACTTGCAAAAGCAATCTTTACAGACTCAGTTGGGTATCCTGGATGAAATGAAATCCACAGCGGGAACGTTTAACATGCCTAATGGAGTAAGTTCTATGAGCCGCTACGAGTACCTTACCCGTGGCAACACTCACAACACGACAACCATTGGTACAGGGGATGTCACCGTCAACATCACGCTTCCTAACATCACCAACGGTATGACAAACCGCCAGTTGCAACAAGTCGGACAATCCATTGGACAAGGCTTGTCTGTCGGTCGGGTAGGAAACCTTCGTAGCCAGCAGGCTATGAATCCTAGCAATTATAGAAGTTAGCAAAACCACTCCCCGTCTTATAATGAGATGGGGAGTTATTTTATAAGGAGGTACGACCATGACACAACAAAATAACCTCTTGTCAGAGGATTCGGTATATAAGAAGAAACTGTTTTACGACAACGGAGTCCACTTTATTCAGGTCAAAGCAAAGCTGATTACGGAGTACAAACCACCGACGCCTTACCTGAAGACCCATGTTAACCAGACCTTGGCATCTTCTGCGGGGCTTATTCAGAACGGAACGTCTCATTATAACGCTACCCTAACCATGCTGTTTTATTCTAAGAAGGAATATGCCGACTGGCTTCAGTTCATCGGCTCTCAACATAAGTATTACGACGAGAAGGGTACAGTTTACATCGGCATCGTGACCGGAGAACCCGATATTAAAACCGCTGAGATGGAAACGAAGTACATCGTAACCATCGGCATGTCTCTCGTCCGCAAGCAAGATTTTGAGTACAAGTACATGACAGAGTTCATTGATATCGAAAATCATTGGGCAAACAAGTATATCGACAATATGCAGCAACTTGGACTTATCGCCACGAACTGGGAAGCAGACGGGGAGTCTGTTGTTTACTTCCGTCCGGACGAAGCGGCTACAAGAGCAGAATCCATTACGTTTCTTATGCGGACGTACCGACACGTAGACAAGTTGCTGAGGGGGTACTAAGAAATGAAAAGATGGATTGACGTAGATCCGCTGGATTGGTATTACCGTGACACACTTGAGATTACCCGTATGAGAACAGATTTGACGGGTGACGTAGAGGTCTTAAGTGGTATGACGTACAACGTGTTCAAAGAAGGGTACGAGCGAATGGTCAAGCGGTTTGTGACCGTAAGCGGACAGCAAGAGTTTCTTGTACCTGATTACAAATACCACGTGAACAATCCGGTGTTCGTCATCGTGAACGGGGTGGAGGTTCTTCCTGAGAAGGTAGAGAACGGAAAAGTAACCATGACCAACCCGCTGTCGGCGGGCATCGAAGTCGTGGTCATTGCTTATGGCATCCCTGACCGGAAAGATATCGGGTGTGTCAATACCCCTTACAATAGAGTAGGCGACTACCGGATGCCACACGCAACCCTAAAGTATGCTTCAACATACCATTTCAGCTACAGCAACCAACCGGAGTCTTGTACAGTCCTTGGCGTGAAGCTGAAGAGACTTCTCGTTACCGTTGGCGCAGGAAGTGATGCAGGCGTGGTCATCCGGAACGCGATCGGATTTCAGCGTGATGTGTTTGTCATTCATAAGGGTGAAGTTTACTTGCCATACATGTACAATGGCTTCCCTGCTGTCATAGGGTATAACGCCGTAATTAAAGGGGTGAGTAGACGTACAAGTGAAACGGTCGTTGTGGAATCAGGGCGGGTGACATACAACGACAGATTTTTCGGTGACGTTCGTATTCGTCGCGGAGACTTCTTCGCACTCATGAGCCGTATTTACGAGAACCTGCACAATCGGTACACCGACCGTGCGTTCGCATACAATGACACGCCGCTGAGGCCGATTGTGGATAAGGATGTTATCCTTTCCCAATGGTACTCGAACGATGTACTGACCCTCTTGGATGAAAAGTTCCATGACGGGTGTTATGTGTTCCCACTTTATGAAGATGGTAAGTTTGAACCAGAAGCGTGTATCACAAGAGCGGAAGCCGTAACCTTCCTCAACAGATTTATCGAGTGGATTACGGAGAAATATAGATAAGGCAGGTGGCTGAAGTGGCTTATGTATCTAACGTTAACTACCCTTCAAGGCAGTTGCTACAAGGCATCATGGAGCGTGTAAACGCGCTAGGGAACGAGCCGAAGGTAATCGTAGAGTTGGACAAAACATCATACGTGCGGGGCTTCCGTAGAAAATACGATGCAGTCCAGTATGTGGTAGACAGTGCAGTGAATGATATGCTATCCATCGACAAAGCGGAGAAGATTACGAACTACGTTGACGGTACGCTGGTTGATACCAGCACCGACCTGAGAAACGCAGACTTCTCAATGCCAATAAAAGCTAGTTCAACGATGCATGGGAAGGAGAATGGGGAGCGTACCATCAACGGGATGTATATCACCGATTGGTTCGAGACAGACCCTCGCTGTTCCCGTAAGAAGCATAAAGGGATTGACCTTGACCTTGCGATGGACGACCCTGTTTACGCTGTGTGGGCAGGTACAGTAGCCATCGCCAGCACCTTAAGAGGGTACGGTAAAGTCGTCTACGTTAATCACGGAAACGGGTGGCAGACAAGGTATGCCCACTTAAACAAAATCAGTGTCAGTGTGGGGGATAAGGTTAACGCAGGTGGTCTTGTAGGTCTTGGAGGTAATACCGGACACTCCATCTCCAGCGGTGGCGGTGACGGAACACACTTGCACTTTGAAGTACGATTTAACGACGTAGCACAGAATCCTGAACCATACCTTCGGGGCAAGAAAACTATTCAGACAGCAAGCAAGAAAATTGACCCAAGGAACATTCAGGATGCTTCTGTTCTAATGGACGCTCCAGGAGTAATGGCAGACTCGACCTCCTACGTGGAATACAACATGGAAGCAACGGCATATGTAGCAGACTGCCCTGGCTGTATTGGAATCACACGGGGCGGTACAGACGTACGGACATGGAAGAACTGGAAGATTATTGCGGTAGATCCCTCTGTCATCCCTTTGAAGAGCAAAGTGGAACTGATTGTCAATGGAACGAGTTGGGGAGAGTATCTTGCAGATGACACGGGCGGGGATATCAAAGGCAACCGAATTGACATTCTTTATGATACGAAGGCGAATGCCCTCAAGTTTGGAAGGCAGCCCGTTGTTGTACGAGTCAAGTCTTGGGGCGATGGTAAACCAAGAACGGCAGACTCGACTGGAGATGCCAGCATCGACAAGGAAATCGTCACGTACCAATACAACAGGACAACCACTAAACAAACTTACTTCAAGGAATTTACAACCAAGAAGACTACACTTGATGTCAAGAAGTACACAGAGACAAACGGTGCAGTGCAAATGACTGTTGTTGATGACAAGACTTCGATGAACGTCCTCGGATTTAACGGAACGGGCGGGGCGGGCCAGGCAAAGACTCTGGTTTTCGAGCACGATTGGTTTAAGGCAGGAAACCTTGGCTGGGCATACTTCTCTGACCTTGAACTGGATGACACGATTATCGTCACAGTTAATGATTACGAAGTAGTGCGTATCAACGGGGTGAGCGCTAAAAACGGAGTGGCATACCCACCTTCCATACCGATGCCAAAAGGACATAACGTGGTGAAATTCACTTTCGCCAATTCCTCGAAAGCATCGAGAGGAAAGTTCGGTATCTTGTGGCTCAGAGCGAAAGAGTTTGATGTAGAAACCGTTGAATCGAAGGCAATGTGGGACTTTGAAGATGGAATGAATAGTGCCAACAACTGGACTCCGTACAGCACGGTTGTACAGAAGGACAAAGGAGATTACCAAGCAATCTCGACCAGCGGAGGTGAAGCAGGTATCGAGCGGCTAGGTAAAATCAAGAAGTTTCCGTTTACGATTAACTTTAGCCTGAAGACAGCGGCGGGTACCAGCGGTAAGTTAGTTATTAGTGATGGAACGAAGGGGTTTCTTCTAAACATCAAGGATGACCAAATTTATACATCTGGTGGCGGCACGTTTAAGCTAAACACGACTTCTGATTTTATCGAGTACACTGTAGTCTGCCATGACCAAACGGATATCGATGTATATGTGAAGATAAATGATGTCTGGGTTAACACCGGAATTCGTGGGGCGGCATTCGACTATCCGTACCAAAGCAGAATTCTGTTTGCAGTGACGGATGGAACGATGTATCTCGACAGTGTGAAGTACGCTGCCAACGACTATGCCATCGAGCAACTAGCTACTGCCATCGGTGACACGTATGACGAGAAGTGGTATGAAGTTGGGGACTTCGTTTATGAAGACATGTACACCATTGAGAAAGATGTAATGAGTTGGGAAATCAACACCCACCTTGATACGACTATTAGTACCGCACGGCTAACGCTGGACAACTCTTCCGGTATTTATTCTCCATCTTGGGAGCGTAGATCAGAGTTCCCTGACTCATTTAAGACTGACAAGTCTCCGTTGAGTTATTACGAAGAAGGGGAACTGCGACATGTTATTAGCGAGTACACTCCAATCAGGATCTATGCGGGATACGGGGAAGAAGTTGTCCGTATATTCACCGGAATGATTAAAGGAGAGATTACGGAGAACTCTGACGAGAAGACCGTCTCGTTTAGTTGCGTGGACAGGTACGACATGCTTGAGGAATTTATCTTCTACAAGCCTATGCAGTACCCGCCGGAAGAAGCTTATGCAGGAGATGGCGGAGCGTTCTCTTGGATTAAATCAAGCATCGTAGAAGACATTGTTGTCCATGCAGGCATGAGCACTTGGAAGTTCCATTCGGAGGATATGAGCAACCCTGACTACGTGATTGAGGACACAGTTTACATCGACGTGAACAAAGGGAAGAACACCTTCATGAAATTCAACAAGGAGAGCGGAGAACTTGAAGCCGTGACTCAGGAGAAAATTATGGAAGTAGGCGGCTGGCAGAATCCGTTCGTGGCAAGTGTATCCTTCCCAATAGGTACGAACGCTTCAGATGCCGTACAGTCCCTTATTCAAGATATTCCTTACCGTGCCTACTGCGACAGGTATGGGACGTTCCGAATGGAGAAGATGGACTTCCTCGATTCACCAGACTGGGCTATGGTAGCGGGCATGAAGTGGGAGTTCATTGATGGAGAGAATCTACTGGAAGTTACTTCTTCTACGGATTACTCCCGTGTCAGAAATCACTTGATGATTTCCGGTACAGCGGGTATCGTGGAACACTTCTTCGACAAGTCTCTGATTATCGCTACCAAGGGTAATATCCGCACGGCGGGCGCTCAGTTGGACTGGATTGAAGAGATAGACGGAAACTCCTTGAGAGACTTGAAGGAGGACGTAGCCAATAAGATTTTCTTCGATTACAAACGTCAGGCAAGGACGAAGAATGTAGTAGTCAAAGGTAATCCATTAATCGAACTGCTTGATTCTGTTTACGTATACGATTCCAAGACGTTCACTGCCAATTATTTCTTGGTTAAGGGGAACAGAATCGTCGGAAACAGTGATGGAATCCTCAACTACCTAGAGTTGACATGGCAGTCTTTATCAGAAGTAGGATAACCACACAGGCAGGGAGCACTTACGCTTATGGCGCTAATTGTTCCCTGCTTTTTCTTATAATGCTGTAGAAGGTGAGGTGTATACTTTGGACACTAGAAACTTTGTAAACTCGAATGAAATCTATCCCATACTCGATTTAATTCGTAGGGAGATGAAGAAGTCCGGTCTGTACACTGGCGGCGATGATTTAACTGTCATGGATGCACTGGTAGAACCGAATGTAATTAACGTGGAAGCCCGCAGAGAATTGGCGGGGTATTCTGCTCTCGTAACCTCTGTGGTATACACATACGATAACGGTATGATTGAAGTCCTGACCCTTGAGAGGGATGCAAATTTAATAGTGGAAGGCTTCCTGATAGAGATTACATATCCTTCCTTGGTCAATGAGGAATTAGAAGAAGAAACGGATATCGCATCTTTTAGCACTGTTAGAGGGACTATTATTAGAGAGAACGGATTATTTAAGAATCTGGAACTCGAATATATTAAGGCGGTGTAGTGAATGTCTAGCGGAGCAAATTTTGCAAGTTATCTGGTTGGCGGTAGACTCGACCTTCCTTTTATGCCTACCAAAACGAACCCGTACATTGAAGGGATTATGATAGAGTCCCAAATGGCGGGTAAGGTCGAACACAAGCTGACCATTCAAGAGGATTGTGAGTTGCTTTCCGTTGCAGTTGGCGTATCCAACTATGAAGCAAGGGACTATTGGAACTTGTACGTAGGGGAACGACTGGTGTGTAAGAACATTTACACGAAGGATTTACCGGAGGGTATGTACCTGACGGCGATTATCCCATGTAAGCAGGGAACGCAGCTTCACTTTGAGTTCTTCAATGAGGGCGGCAAGCCTAAGGTAGTATGGGCAAACTACCAAACTCTCAAATAGAAAGGAGGTGATTAAATGGCAGATACGTCATACCAGCCAACGCCGTGGCTCGACACAACCATAAACGAAGAGTTCCTGCTAGAAGGGCTTGCTGGAATCATGACAACCAACGGCTGGTCTAAGGTAGCGGAGTTTACTAAGGTAACCTACTCTAATAAGCTGACCAAGCCAACGATCAAGCGTTTCTACCTTCCGTTGGCTAAACCTGAAATAGACTTGCCTAAGGTACTAAACGATGATTACTACATCTTCCTTGATGGAGAGATTGCTCCAACATCCTATTACACAGCGGTCAAGAACACTGACGAAACCACCACGATTACCTTTGAAGCAGGGGTATCCGGTCAGGTAGCGATTTATTACAGCACGGTCGGGTCAGCGGACACCTTCGACTTTTATGTGACCAAGCACATCGTCGTCAAAAATATATCGGGAAATTTGTTTGGCATGGCAATGCTTGCTCACATCAATGAGCAGATTGGACGAACGGACTGTAAAGTACCATTCGCAATCTATGACAAGAATGCCGATTACGGTACTCAGTTGACACCGCAGGACAGCGGCATATTCTCTTGGGCTATTCAGAAGGCTAACGAAGATGCTCTCTTCGAGCGGCATACGCTATACTTCTACCAGCTTGAGAAGTGGATTGGAAACGGGAAGATGTTGGTTGGGTGGGAGAACGTCAATGAATTGAAACGGGTAGCTTTGGATGTTGAGGTTCAGACAAGCATGTGGGGTCTGGATGACAATACAAACGCTCTTCAGTCACGGATTACTGATTCTTTCCCTCAGATGTACCAGTCGCCAATAGTCACGTCCCGTACAAGAATCCCTCAGCTTGAGCACACAGAGAAAATTGCCTTCGTTGACGTAAAATTTACGAACTGGTGGGACGACAGTAAGGTGTTCGTCAAAGGATTCGTGGACGGTAAGTCGCTCATGCTGATTATCGTTGCGGACACTGCTCCTGTTTGGGATGACAACGCCGTACCTGCGATTCCTCTTTACATGGGAGACTTCGATGTGAACGGTTTGACAGAAGAGGTTATTAATCGGGATATCACGTTCGACTTCTATCGGAAGCAGACGAAAACTTCCACAATCATCTCAGGTAAGCCGATGGTCAATGCAGGGTCGTATGTAAAGGTATGGCTAATGGGTGACACGGACGGCGACATGCCTGACGAAGCTGTCACGCTGACCATCGCAGGACAGGAGATTGGAAAGTTCAATACCATAGGGGCGGTAGAGCCAACAAGTAACAGGAACGATGCTCAGTTGATGGGGCAGTTCGATATCACTGGAATTGAGGGCATGTCCTCTGTGACCATTGAAGCAGTGAGTGGAGATGGAGTGAGTGGCTACACTCCGGTATCCGGTCGGATGTTCCTTGAGATTCATATCGAGACCAATCGAAACGCAGAAGGCACACCGTCTGCCTTATTCTCAGGGACGGCATACAACAAGAACGGGGCTACCGTAGAAGCCGCTCTCAAGCTGTCTGGTCAGTTCAATTATGACGACCCAGGCATCAAGCAAGAGGTTTTGCTTCCTGTTATGAAGGAGTATCCGCACTTCCCGAGTAACGGTATTGACTCCATTATGGTCAAGCGAAATAAGTTCGGTGCAAGGTATCAAGCGCATTATCTGTCTTGGAATGTCCCTTCTAATTCTATGCCACCGCTAAGGGAAGATGCTGACAATCATAAGCACCCAAGGGCCTGGAAGGATTACATGAACGAGCAATACAAGTACCAGTTTAGTCCATCAAGGTACAGCGGGAAAGCTCATTCATCCCGTGCGCTTCTAGTTCATCCTGAAGATGGTACGTTCGGAACACTGCGCAACGTTATTTTAACCTCTCCCTTAACTATAATGAATGGTGACGAGTTAAAGGCTGTGAGAGATTACTGTGACGACGAGAACAGGTATGAGGTTTACTCTTACTACTTGGTCGAAGGGATTTCGCCACTGACAAAGAGACCTGCAACGCCATACAGACCTGCCGCTCTCGGCATTCTAAAGGCGGGGTACACTCTCCCTGAGATTCCTCCTTCACCGCCTGAACCTCCTGCTCTTATTCTGTCCATCGACCCTGCTTACTCAAGCATAGAAGAGGACACGTCAATCAAGTTCACGTCGCTGTACAGCAAGCACTCCCCTATTACGAATTACAAGTGGGAAGTGGCGAGTGACGTGAAAAAGGGCTTGTATACAGTCGATCATGCAACGTTTACATTCAGCAATGTCGGCACGTATTCGGTCAAGCTTACGGTGTGGAATGAAGTAGGTCAGCAGGCAACGGCTATGGCAACCATAACGGTAACTGCCAAGTACGTGCCCCCACCACCTCCACCACCCCCACCGGCTAATACATTGCAGTGCGGTAAGCTGAACGATTCTGGCGGCGGGGCTTATACGGAGAAACTGCATGAGATGGGAAATTCGTCTGGACGAGTCGTCATCACCTACAACATGTATGGAATAGCTGACCGTATGGATGTTTACTATCAGAATCAGTTGCTTGCCAGCACTAACATGGAAGTGTCTAATGGAGGTTCGCTCCAATTCCAGTACAGTCCTGTTGGCGGTGTAACACAAATAAAGGTGGTCATGTCCTCCAGTTCGGGGTCAAGTTCATCTTGGGAATACCTGGTAAACTGCCCTGTGTAACAGCGGGGCTTGCTATATAAAGCTAATAAGTGAAGGGGTGCTATAGATGCCTTTTATTGATACGACACCAGCAACATTTACGCCAAGGATTACAGAATCTGACTTGCAACCAAGGCTTGGAGATTTGCTAGCGACTCAAGGATGGACAGTTGCAGCCAATTTCAAGAAAGTGTCCTTCGACGCAGGCACACTGAAATCGACTTACACAGCGACGCCACAATCGTCTTTCCCGATTGCTGTTGCGGAGCATTTCATCTACGCAAACAAAGAGGGTCACATGTTCGGACTAGCTTTGATAGGGCAGTGGTCAACTACAGTCGGTGAATTAGGGGCGCTTGGCAAGTCGCCAGTCAAAGGGGCTACGCCACTACCTGAATTTGCACAGTGGGCGACAAACGAGTTCCGTAAATTCCGTTCTCCGCAGACCATGTACTTCTACATCGTAGAGGAATTAAGAGGACTGAAACCTAACGGAAACGACATCTGCCTTCCTTGGGTTGACAACTCAACTGACGGGTTGAAAAGGGCGGTGTTGGACATTGAAGTGGAGGCTTCGGAGTGGGTGACTTCCGGTTCTTCGTCGGGCGGGGTATTCACCATCACAAAGGCAGAAGGCTTGCGTATGCAGTCCCCTATCGTCTCTGCGGGTATTCGGTCGAAGTTGATAGAGTCTTACTATGATAGCCAGTACAACTCAGCAGTACAGTACACCAACTGGTGGCACGACTCGGAGCTTTCTATCAAAGGTACGCTGACAGACACCAACGCATTCTTCATTATCCAGAGTGATAACGTACCAGCCCCTGAAGGAAACCTTGTACCTATCATCCCATTCTACTTCGGAAAGCTTGACCCGATAGAAGAGGGTGACGAAGCTTACGCCATGTTCGCAGGCACTGTGCCTATCGCAACTACTGTGGCGGGCGTCGCTGAGTACGACTTTGATGACCTGAAGAATAAACAAGCTAATATTATGCCTTTGATTAAGAACTACCCAGCAAACCCGGCCAACGGACTCGACAATGTAATGATTCATCGAGCCAAACTGGGTGCGCGTTATCAGGCCAGCTACTTGTCTTGGAACTCTCCTGCCAACGCTATGCCGCCTGCACGTTCGTCTGTAGACGGGAAACGGGATTACCCAAGAGCTTGGAACAACTCGGAGAATCCACTTTACAAGTACAACTTTAACCCGTCCCGTTATAGCGGCAAGGTACACACCTCTAAGATTTACGTTGTTCATCCAGAGGAAGGTGTCCGTGGGACACTTAAGGATGCAATCGCACTGGCGGCGTTCTCCTTCAACGCTAACAAGCTTCGTGTCAAGAGAACGAATTGCCCTGACGAGTTTGATGTTTACCGTTACTTCTTGGTTGAGGGCGTATCCCCACTAACGAAGAAACCCGGCACGCAATTCAGACCCGCAGGACTCGGATTGTACTTAAACACAGTAGATGACGAAGGTATCGAAATTACAAGCCCTACTACCCCATAGTAGGGCAATTCCTAAAATGAGGTGATGTAACGTGACATGGTTCGACGGCGATGCTACCATTCAACTTTTCCCAGATGACCTAGAAAAGAGATTCAACGCAAGCGGTTGGAATACGTTTATTAAATATCGGGCAGTAACAGGAAACCCCAACAGTACGAAAACTAAGTTCGCTGACGTACGATTGTTCCGCTCCATCGGAAGTGATGGGCAAATGCGTAACTTTGGTATGGTATACGGTTACGGTGGGGTAGTGAAGAAAGCAGGAGAACTCGACTTCGTATCCCAAAACTCTGTACTTGGAGAGCTTAAGTTGATTGAAGGAACGACTGACCGTTTCCAGATTATCGTCCGCCCTGTAGAAGCTGACTCTGAGATGGTTTACAAGAACGGAGTGTACCTCGACAAGACGGAGTACACGATTGACAACTTTACAGGTGTAGTAAAACCCAACACCGCTCCGCAACCTACAGACAAGTTCACAGTGTCTTATGCTCCTGCCGTAAATGCGCCAAGTATGCCGAAGAGATTGTTCTTCTTCACCTTTGACGACGTCCGTTCAGAGAAGATCGTAGAAGGCACAACCGGTTCGGTGGGCGTAGGTGACCCTGAGTCCATCCTACCGGACGGAGATGGTACAAAACGTACCTTCCAGATTCCTACCCCAACGACAATCAAAACCGATTCAGTTCGATTGTTCATTAACCAGATCGAAGTTCCGACAACTGACTTTACTGTAGACTATACAGCAAATACCGTCACCATCACAAGTACAAGGAAAGCACCGGACGCAGGCGCAGAGCTACACGCTTCCTACGTTCGCATCTTGGCGGGATCGGGCACAGGGGTAATCAATTACGGCGACATTCTTGCTCGTAACTTTGACCCCCAAGACGGAAAGAAAATGCTGGACGCTGTTTACTCCTGCATCTACTACATCTACCCATCGCTTCCTACTGCGCTGTCCTTCACTCCGCTGGACAACTTCGATAGAGGATGGCAACGAGACAGCACGATGTACTACTGGGGCAATTTCACCAAAGACCGCATCGTGATGTTCCTGAGACCTGACCCAACGGCGGGAGCAGAGAATACGTACTACGCACCTCTGTACATCGGACGGATGACTACCATCGGTAAGTCTCCACGGAAGAACAACGTAATCTTCTCCGGTTGCCGTACTAAGGACGAAGTATTGTGGGCGAAGGATATGAAGCTGGGCGCAACCTATGTAGACTACGGTAATAATACGTCGAACGGTAACAGCTCTGTACAGCTCCAACAATCCATCGGCGGCACGTACTACCAGAAGCATTATCTGGCGTTCATTACGCACGATAAGAGCATTGATGCGGGCGAATCCCGATTTAATCCATCGGTATACAGTGGTAAGTATCACATCTCTCCGATGTACGTTGTTCACCCGAATGACGGTTTCGTAGGGAAGCTGGATGAAGTTTACGCGGTGCATCCGAAGAACATCTCTCAACTGGATGAGCTGGAAGTACTGGAAACTTCTAAGGACGAGGACTTGGGCGTGGGCGACGGATCGAAAGCTGTGTTCCACCTTTCGCACCAGCCATCCCTCAAGGATGACGGCACACCATTCTTGCTGAAAGTAAAGGTCGACTGTGTAGAGCAGGTACTTGGTACTGACTATACCATCGATGTTGGCACGAAGACCATTAACTTCGAGCAAGGTAAGATTCCTGCCGCGAATGCAGAAATCCTTGCGACGTATGAGTACAAGCAGATTTACCGTTACACTCTTGCGGATACGCCAGTAAGTCCACTGACCTTGGCTACGATTAGCCCGTTCGCACCGATTGGTCTTGGTATCCTGAAAGAGACTCTGGTCAAGAACAGTTAATTAAATAACAAGGGAGGTAGGCGGTGATATGCTGAATGGTAATAAATCTTACCTAATCAGTTTCACCGCCCTTTTTTCTAAAAAGGGCTATGGACTGGCATTCGGGATAGACACGTTGCTTGACGTTTCCCGTGATACCCAATACCACCTGTCTGCCCCTGCGTATAGTACTTATAGCGCACTGAAGATGGAAGTCATGAAGAACGCGACGAAGCTACCCTATGCGACCTCGAGTTTATTCGGGAATGGATTGAAAGAAACATCCATTGCAACGGAATACGAGGGGGTGGAAGTAGAGTCAGTATTTGCAAGCGTTGCGACATATCTGTCCGACATTCAGCAGTACTTGGAGGGGGAGAATAAGGTAGACGCTCAAGGCAGTGAGTCCACACTAACTACTGAGACCGTAAGGGTAGGGGACGGAACTGAAGATGAGGTATTCGCAAGGAACTTAGGCGGGTTTGGCGGGCGTATTCTTAACGCGGTGGATACCTTACCTGACTATGCTGAATTACTTATGTACGGAGCGAATGACCCCGCTTACGAGACAGGGGAGATGAAAGACAGCTCATCACTTATTTCAGAAGATGCTTGGATGCTTAACTTGACCTTAGACAACTACGTGGCCGTCGAAGAGGAACACAGTGACGGGAAGCTGATATTACCTGTGTTTGATGCTTCTGTGGAAGAGCAAGCGGAAGTTGAGAACTTTTCATATATACATCAGACCGAAGAGCGGCTTATCGTAGTGAGTCCGATGACCATGATTGATATGCACGCTATTAAAAAGATGACACCGTTCGACTTTTCACATGAGCACGAGACTTTGGTAGAAGACTTTACAGATACGGTAAACTTAAGCTTTGACAAGGACGCTGCGATCGAAAGCTTTACATCAGCGGTAAGTGGGGACGGCAGAGAAGCTGAACGACCCGACGTGATGGTTGCAGGGGAAGCGGAGTCAGGAGACTACCTTCATATCCAAAGCGGAACGGAAGCCTTAGCCAGTACTGGCGGGGACATTGATGTCGAGCACTTTACGGAGGGTGCAGCATACAGCACTGACCCACTTTACATTGAACATGCGACGCCAGCCGACGTTTCTTCCCGAACTGAAGGAAGCCAATCAGAGCACTTCATCGAAGGCGGCAATGAGGTTAACCGGAACACTGAATTGACGAAAACAATGCTTGCAGAGAACCTGAAGAGCATCGTATCAGATAGTCCGGAGATTTCAAGTGCAGGGCGGTTGCTAGAAATCATGTATGGGCACAGGGCGGCTGAGATGATTCAGGCGGGGTTAGAGCGGCTGGTTGAATCCCATGTCGATGAGACCATGACCGCAGATGCAGGTTCTATCACAGACGCTGTTATTGCAGACTTGGAACGCGCACTTAATGCAGGCTCAATGGAAGGCGTAGGGTCGGACACTAAGACCGGAACAGTAGAGTACTTCGGGGACGCGGTTAACGAAGCTCCTGAGCACGCCACATCCGTATCCTTTGGAGAAGGTGTGTACGACTTTGGCGCGGAGGCTGAAAGGAATATTGGGCATGAAGCTGTAGTACACGATATCGGTAAAGCCATTGCTGAAGCTAATCTTAATTTGACAATGCACAGAACAGAGACTGCATTCTCAGAGAACCATACCGACGTTGTTCTTACAGAGACGACGGAAGTAGTGAGTACCATTGTCCCTAACTCTGACGCACCAAACGAAACAGAAGTCGCGGCGTATGTGCAGAATTACGAAGTCCTCATCACTCCTAGTGAGAGAGGTAGACACCTACGAGACTTTGATGCAGTTATCCAAGACCCTGACCTTGCTGAAGTGGTTGAAACTGCTGAAGGTACGTTGCATGAGGACGTACACGCAAGAGGTGGAATCAGAATCTACGATGCAGTCGACGATACACCGGACAGAGGCAGTAAGTCCAACATCGTTGTCGAAGCTATCACGGATTACCATTCTGTTGCAAGCACAGACGAAATCACCCTTGAGTCCGTAGTTTACGGCGACGAGCGCGGCGAGAACACAAGCTCTATGGACGGTATCTCCCCTGAGAAGGTGGAGTGGGCAGATAACGTGACCATCGGTGACGGTGTAATGGATAAAGAGATTGCTCAAGGTAGCGCCGACAACACTCTCAACGCAGATATCGTAGATTTGGTTGGTCTGTCTGGTGACAATATTTACGATGCTGTTAATTATGAGGGCGTATCTGCTTATATTGGGGATAGGAGTTTAGTTGTAGATAACCAAGAGCAAATTCAAGCCCAATTGGATGGCGGGGTTGTGGAGACCGTTGTTGATATAGACTCAACCGCTGATTTACTTGCAGTAACCGAAGAAGGGTACGTTGACGAAGTAACTGACGCTATCCGGAAGAAGAAGGTTATTCAAACCGACATCGAGACCGCTGAAGAAGGCCGACGTAAGAAGGAAGCCATCGAGACAACGATTCAAGGTGCGGAGCAGGGTGGCAGAGTCAAGGAAGTCATCAGTCTCAGCATTGATGAAGGTGAGGAAGCTAAGAGACCTACCAAAGTCATTGAGACGGTCATTGAGAAATCGGAAGGCGGTACGGCGATTACTCATCCTGAACGCAAGAAACCACGCATTTGGTTGATTCTCGGTAAGATTGCTTCTTGGAACATCTGGAACTGGAAGAAGACGAGGTAGGTGAGTGCATGGGGATCTATAAGAAATGGAGTGGTCTCATTTTCGATGATGGGTTCAATGGCGGGGGAATCGACCCCCGCTACAGCCTTTCACCCGCAGATGCTCCTATATTGGATACGAATTTAAAGAAGTTGATTATCCCTCATACAGAGTCTGAGACTAAGGTGTTATTCGACGTCCCAGAGAACGAGCAGGCATTGATGTTTGAAGTCACCGCTGACTATATCCCTACTGAGTTGGGGGACGAGGGAGGAATTCTGATATGGCAGGATGGGTATCACAGACTAGAGTTCTTAGAGAGTAAGGATTCTACCAGCAGAGAGTATAGCCGTTGGCGGGCGCAGAAGAAGGGGAACACATGGACGTTTTACGCGAATAGAGGATCGGGGTGGGAATTGTTCGACTCTGCTAACCTAGCCGCTGGCAAGATGGGTATAACGCTGAAGAACCCTGACGCAATCGATTACGACATGCTTAAGCTTGATAGGATGGTTCTATGTAAGGCCAGCAAAATCACCGTAGGTAACTTACCGGAGGGATACACTGCATATTTATGTGACCCTAACGGAAACACGGTATCTTCGGCCACGGTAGAACCGCTATGGACAGGCGTAGAGATAGAGTTACCAACTTTACCTTATAACGGAATCCTCCGTGTTTACGATGAGAACGGAGTCCTGCTTTCCAGCTTAGGTACGTTCGATATGTACGGAGGGGACTTATACCTTTACGGTACTGACCTCCGCGTCCTAAGGAAAGGCGTGGAGCTGAGCGTTACTGGCGAAACCTACCTAGGGACGATGTACAATGACGCGATAGAAGTCCAGATGGAACTATTTAACCCGGCAACCAACAAGACGGCCAAGGACATCAGTATGGGTATTATCAAGTACATGGCTGAGTTCGGGTACGAGTGGGCAGATATATGCCACGATGACGGGGCTGACGCTCCGGTGGGGAACTACTCCCAGCGTTTGGCTATGGGACAACTCGCCCCACTAGAGAAGACCAAGTTTTGGATGAAAGTAGAACGGAAGTCGGAGCACTTCGGTATAAAGCCGATTCACTTCCTTCTCGACATTACCCATTTATAAGGAGGTGTGAGACATGGCAGGCACTAAAATGAGACTTCAGCGGTACGGCGGCGAGGTAACGCATCGTCACGAACAGGAGATTATCGTCGACCAGAATTTTCTGGATACTAATAACGGATTGTACATTACGCTCACTCACCCTTATGTGATGGGCAGTAATATGCTTGACGTTTACTATAACGGTCAGCGCTTATCGGAAGGTGGGGGCTATGAGGAAATCGACCCCAACACCATCCGGTTAGACCTTGGCGTGTATCCTCCGATACACAAGCAGGCGGGACAGCCTGTCCCCCTCTTTATCGGGGATGAGATTTACATCACGGCTTGGAAGGCTGAGTACCTTCAGTCGGGCGGCAACATCGACACGTTAAGGTTTCTTGCACTGGAAGAAGAGATTATCGAAGCTAGGAAATTCAACCCAACGGATACCCCGTTTAATCGGTTAGATGACCGACTGGATTACATCCAAGACCGAGCAACCTTAAGGGCGATTGTTCTAGTACTACCGAAGGTGAAGTTGGGCACAACTGACTTCGATGTCCCTGCTCCATTTAGTGGCAAGGTGTCCCATGTGTTAGCCAAGCTTGGTACGGCAGGCACAGAGGATACTGTCGTTAAGGTCGAAAGATGTATAACGGCCAACCTAGAGAACCCGACATGGACGAACATACTCTCCACAGACATTACCATCGAAGCGGGGAATCGGGCTTCCAAGAGTAGTCAGCAACAGCCTGTAGTCAGCGTGACCGACGTGAGCGTAAATGACAGCTACCGGTTGTACGTAGACAAGGTAGGGGCTGGGGCTAAAGGCTTAGTCGTAGAGATCGTTATTTACACGTAATCTTTACTTATAATGGGTATGAATTTCTATACGAGAGGTGATTAGGATGGCAGGTACAAGAGGTCTAGCACGATTCCGTGGAGAGCAGTTCAATAACAACATTCTCCGCAACAACCACTTTGACGCTAGCAACAAGATTAACGAGAGTTACATCTCTATCGACTTTAAAAGTCACCGCGAGATTCTTGAAGATACAAAGATTGACGTGTTCGTTCAAGTCAATGATGTCGACGTCGAAGGCGTGTCTGAGATAGACGTTTCTACGGATGTAGGAGCACGACCAGTAGCCACGGCGCTTAACGTGGAGGGCGTCGTACTGACTGAGAAGGTTCAGGTTCGTCTGACAGGTACGGACAGTCCAATCGGTGACGAAAACTCAGATGTTGTATATGGTCGGTTAGAAGAGAACACAGGAGTGTATACGCTGAAGTTTTACAGTCTAGTTGGCGGCACGGAGCAACCCTTTACGTTCGACGCTAATGCAGTGAATGTAGACTATCGTTTCGCTGTTCGTACAAACCTCTCTATTGTTCCGGTGGACACTATCATTAAAGGCGGCTCAGGGTTCGTAGAAGGGGCGACGGATGCCAAGGCATACATGAACCTTATCCAGTTAATGAAGGACGTTTACGGCGGTTCAGGTACGCTGGACAATGACGGTAACGCCAACCTTGCGACATCTATCCAAGGACAGATTACCAAGGAGATTCAAGACCGGAAGGATGCTGACGACAAGACCGTAAACGACCTGAAGGCCACTGCGGGAGCAGGTATGGTGGGCGTTGCCAGTGACCCTAACTACACAGGGTTGACGGTGCAGGCGGTGCTGACCAACCTCGCGGCTAAGATATCGCAGGCGAATTCCACTAACGGTGACCGCATGGATGGCATCGAGCAAAAGAATACGGAGCAGGATAGTAGGCTGACAAAGCTTGAGACGCAGGACGAGGAAGAAGTCTTTGAAGCAGTCGGTGGTGAGACGCAGTACTTGCTCACTAAAGGACAAGCCAAAGATAAGACGATGCGGTTGGCAATCAACGGTCAGGTTCAAACGCCCGGCATCAACTTCGAGTACATCAAGAATGCAAGTAGTGAAATCACTGGTTTCAACTTCGCTCCTGATACCCTGAAGATTGTCGATGGAGTACCTGACGTAGTGTTCGTACAGTACAAGAAAATACTGTAAGCAATGAAGACCCTTTCGAGGGTCTTCAGGCTGTCGAGAAAGTCTCGACAGCTATTTTTTCATCCACTTAATTCAACACGACACCGCGTTAATATTGTATAATATTAGTATATAAACGTACGGAAGGGTGTACAAATATGTTGCGTTCGAATCGAGAAAAACAACAGGCTTACGAATTTGTTCCATTGAAGAACTGGTTCCTCAAGATCATCTGCTCCGTAAAGTGGATAAGTATATCGATTTTTCTTTCATCGACGAAAAGGTTCGTCCGATATATTGTACGGATAACGGTCGGCCTGCGATCGATCCTGTCGTGTTATTTAAGATGATTTTTCTTGGTTATTTTTATGGTATCCGTTCCGAACGCCAACTCGAACGTGAAATTCAGGCCAACCTCGCTTACCGCTGGTTTTTGGGGTTAGGTCTCACCGACAACGTACCGGACCACTCTACGATTAGCTGGAATCGGCGTACTCGTTTTAAAGACACCGGAATCTTTCAGGAGATCTTTGATGGGATTGTGCTTCAAGCGATTCAGCACCGTATGGTAGGCGGACGTGTCTTGGTTACCGATTCAACTCACGTTAAAGCGAATGCGAATAAGCATAAGTACACCAAGGAACAGGTTCTACAAAACACCCGTGATTATGTGAATGAACTCAATGCTGCTGTAGAGGCTGACCGGAATGCACATGGAAAAAAGCACTAAAGCCTAGAGAGGACGTGATCGAGGAAAAGGAAATTAAAGTGAGCACAACAGATCCTGACAGCGGTTATATGATTCGTGATGGGAAGCCGGAAGGATTTTTCTACTTAGACCACCGTACTGTGGATCTGAAATACAACATGATTACGGATGTACATGTGACCGCTGGAAACGTCCATGATTCTATACCGTATTTGTCCCGTTTGGATCGTCAACAACAACGATTTGGTTTTAAAGTAGAAGCCGTTGCTCTGGACTCGGGGTACTTGACTTCACCCATCTGCAAAGGGCTGCAAAACCGAAATATTTTTGCCGTTATTGCTCACCGAAGATTTCACCCGACCCAAGGTTTATTCCCCAAATGGAAGTTCATATATGATGCACAGCGCAATATGTATGTTTGTCCGGCAAAGCACGAGTTACCATATAGAACGACCAACCGCGAGGGATACCGGCAGTACACCTCTGATCCACAACATTGCAAGAACTGCCCGTTATTAAACGAATGCACACGATCTCGCAACCACCGCAAAGTGGTGACCCGTCATGTCTGGGAGGACAGCAAAGAATGGGTGCGGGGCAACCGGCTCAGTCGATCCGGGAAGTATCTCTACCGAAAACGAAAAGAGACGATTGAGCGAAGCTTCGCGGATGCCAAAGAGCTCCATGGGTTTCGCTATTGCCGTTTGCGCGGACTGCAAAACGTCAGGGAACAGGCCCTGATGACGGCAGCTGTGCAAAACATGAAGAAGATGGCGATCCACCTGGATCGCCTGGGAAAACGGGGATAATCTTCCCTATTTCCGTTTTATACCGACCACTAAAATATGAGAAACCCTGTACTTTGAAAAAAGTACAGGGTTTCTCGACAATCTGAAGACCCTTTCGAGGGTCTTTTTTGTTTTGTACTGCCATTTTGTTAAAGAGTCTCCTGCCTAACCTATATTGTCTATGAGTAATCAGCAAAGGAGGGGACAGGCGATGGCAAGCCCTTTAGTACAGTGGTACGACATTACGAATACCACACAGAAGACAGAATGGCAGATTGGAGTCGTAGATGCAGGTAGTGTATCCATAGATACCACTTTCCTCATCTGGAATAACAGGGGAATCAACACTAATGTGTCAGACATGACAAACTGCACAATTACAACTAAAGACATACTCGGTAGTAACACGGGGGAGGTTGTAATGAACAAGTGGGTCGAAGCACGGGTAGACTCGTTGAACGAGACCACTTTCACCCCAATTGGAGGTACGACTACCAAGGTTATTCAGGCAGGCGGAGGGGCTGGCGCAGGCATTATTAAAGGTACTGCCAATGACGGTTCGCTTGGAGCGGTGACAAACTTCTCCAAAGTTTCATTACACGCTAACGTACCATCCACGGCCACAGCGGGAAGCTTTACATTCCTGACACGTGTCGCATACCAGTTTACGTAATCAATGACCCTACCTTAGTGTAGGGTTTTTTCAACCAATATGATGGGGGTCATGGCATGTTTGGAAACAGAGACACAAAATCTCCGGTTGCTCAACCATTTGTCTGGGTGGCCGAATACTTAGACGGATCGCATCTATCCGAGTTTGATTATCAGACAACGGAAGAGAACGACTATTATCAGATACTCAAGAAAGACTTGCTCCGGTTCGGCATCCTAGGAGACGGCTGCTCGCTGTACTTTGAAGTGTACGGCGGGGTGTTCAAGATACTCGGCCAGATGCTTGAGATGACCTATGTCACGGATGAGAAGACTTATCTGCTGACTGGTCAGCCTATGATGTACAACGACATTATCACATACAAAGACGCAGAGTTCGTCTTTAACCCTAAAGTAGAGGGTTCAGGGCATAACGTAATCACGCAATATAACTTCGGGTATAAAGCGAAGTTTGCTACAGACGGTGTAAATTTCAGCTTCAAGGCTATATGCCAAGTACCTATGAACTCTATTCCAAGAATGGAGTTGACAATTGTTGCTAGTCAAGACTTGAAAGGTCGTCTGCATATCAAGAAGAACGGAAGAGACTTTGATATTGTTGACGCTCTTATTAAGAAGAACAAGGGCGGTAGCATCCTGTGGGAGCTTAGGTAAGGAGGGTAACTCATGAGAGAAGTTGTGGAAAAACGGACTGCAACAACCAAGACATTCGACTTGGGTAAGGGCAGATTTCAAACTGAATACTACGGCTACCCTATTCACTACCCATCAGAGGACGGGTGGGTTGAGATTAATACTGAAATCACCCCTATCAAGAGTTGGGAGTTCGCTGAAGGCGTTGTGAACGGGTTGTTCCGCACCTACTTTGGTGACGTGACCTCAGATAATCAGCACTTGTACGGGATTGAATTTAAGGGAGCAGACAGCGAAAAGTGGATTAACTTCAAGCTTAAAGGGGCTAACCCTACCAGCACAGAGAACGAAGACAACCTGTTCCGCTTTGTGGAGTGTATGGATGGAGTAGATTTTGAGTATATCGTTCAGACGGATTCTGTAAAAGAGAACATCGTACTGAACAAACCAACACATGAACGAGAGTTCGTATTTACTGTTAAATCTGGCGGGGCTTCGTTGAGAGAAGACGGGGACGAGTTGACTATCGTAGATGCTGACACAGGCAGTTCGCTGTGGGCTATCCATAAACCTTACATGGTCAGTGCTGACGGAGAAGTTAGTTACGGTATCCGCTATGACGTGGGGCATGACGGAACTTTCGATACTCTTACGGTTGTTGTCGAGGACGAAGACTTCCTTGCCAACGCGACTTACCCTATCGCCATTGACCCTACTGTAGTCGTCAACCAGACACCGGACAACATAATGCTTGCAGTGTACATGACTGAAGCTGATGGAAGTAACCCTTCGGGGTGGCGGTATAACACCAGTACCTACTTCGGAGGGTGGACGTTCGGGTACATGCAGAACACTAGCGCCATATACTTCACCGAAATTGACAGGATAAAGGAAGAAATGCTTAAAGGTGAAGTTGTAATCAGTAAAGCAGTTCTTGATGTTTACCTTTATAGGGGAGTTCCAAGGTACGGGACACAAGGTTTTCAGGTGTCCAATGTAAAGTCACCGTTCGGGGTAGGAGTTCCCCCGACATCTGTCGGAGATAACTTCTATGTCAATAACACCGCCTATGCAGTGGGTTCTAAAATCAGCATTGATTTTACAGACCAACTTAAAGCTAAAGGTCAGGATTTTTACGGGCTGTTTTTTGCCCCGTCTGGTGGGTACAGGGGGTCAGGTTTCTACAGCCCGATTGTAGCAGATGCCACCAAGAGACCCAGACTTGTCATTGAGTACCTAATTAAGCCAGTCATTGGTTTCCATGATGGCACAGGGCAGAACGGTATGTACTATTCCGATGGATTCAACAGCATCTTTAAGTTGCTGGACTTCGGGACTCTTGTGGCTGGTCAGACTTCTCCACCACAGAGAGTATTCGTTAAGAACTTAGCGGGATTTGATGTGAACAACCTACGGGTTTATGTAGAACCTGCAACATTTCCTGAGAAGCTTACAATGGAGCTGAGTTTGTACAACAGCCCATTCATCCCAGAAACCACGCTGTCCTTTAATGGGGTAGTCGCAGATGAAGAAGATTTACCTTTTTATGTAAGGATTGTAACACAGGAGGACACAATGGCAGGCGGGGACTTCGACATACTGGCTAGGTCAGACCCTTACTGAGAAAGGAGAGATGGTAAATGGCGCAGGTAGGTGATGTACTAGCTCTCCCTGAAAAGGGGTGGGCTAGGTACGATAACAACGATGTCCGGATTAAGTACGAAGGCGCTTGGACACATGCGGGTAACAACAATGATTACAACAACACAGAGAGTTACAGCAACGTAGCTGGAAGCAAAATCAGGTTCAAGTTTTACGGAAGTAAGTTGAGGATTATAGGGACTCAGCACACGGATTCATCTGCGGTAGAGATTTCTATTGACGGACAAGTAGAGTCGTTTACTTTCTACGGTTCACCCACAACATACAAAAGAATCATGTACGAGAAGTACCTTGACTCCGACTCTTTACATGAAGTCGAAATCACACTTAAGGAAGCTAAGTATGTCAGGTTTGACGCCTTTGACATCGACTTCGATGGGCAGGTAGCCAACACACTGGGGGCAGGTACTCTTGCACCGGACAAAGGATGGCGAAGGTACGATGGTTCGTACCCTTCCTTTAATTATGTCGGGGTGGGTTGGACAACTCAAGTAAGCGACACCTACTTTGGCGGTTCGATGCACTACACCCAGACTGTGGCAGGAACAAAGGTCACCTTCGAGTTTACAGGAAGTAAGTTACGGTTTATTGGGGTAACTCATCCAACGCATTCGGCTTCTATTGTAATCGTTATTGACGGTGTTAGTAGCACGTTTAGTCAGCAAGGGGTTCTTATTCCATCATGTCTTCAATTCGAGAAGCTTGATCTACCGTGGGGGCGTCACACTGTGGAAGTTTATTCTACAGCAACCTACGGAGTTAGGTTGGACGCTATCGACATAGACGGGGATGGATATTTCGTAGAGACACAGGACTTTCCTAAAACGGGAGGAAAACTGAGGACTCTTATTACCGACATGGAGGTTGGAGACTTCATTAGGTGCGGGTATCGGGCGGCAGCGGCAAATGCGGGTCAATTTTTTGGACTTGGAATTGACACAATTGAGCCTGAAATTCCTAGAGATGGAACGACTATTCCTAATGGGTACTTCTTTTTCATTAAAGTTAAGGAAGGTCTCCTTGTGGCCGACAGGGTTGTGCAGTACGGAGCGGCGTGGTTCACGTTAAGCAACGCAGGCTACGCGCACGGTACGAATTTTAACTACAGCTTGATACCCATCATGGCAAACGACTTCTCACCTTCGGGCATAGAACCTGTCAACGGGTCGTTATCTGCAAGTGGGGTACTTTCTGCAACTGCTTACCCTGCGTGGAAGGCGTCAGATGGGGTTGACGGGACTTGGGGCTGGATACTACCTAGTAACGTGAAACAAGGGTGGCTGGAGTATCGTTTCTACAAACCAACAGTTGTCAAAGGATACACGCTAAAGACTACAACCAGCCCAACAGCCGCACCAAGTTCTTGGTTACTTGAAGGGTGGGACGGTAAGGGGTGGATTACTCTCGATAGACAAACCTACTCGGGCTGGATTTCTTTGGAAGAGCGAGTGTACTCTGTGAACAACTCTAAGGCCTATACCAGATACCGAATATATATCGAAGCAAATGACGGGCATGCCAACTACTCTTGTATCGGAGAGTTGAGATTAATACCTGAACCTTTGAAGACGAAAGTCAGAATGCTTACAGGCGGTGTTTCCTATCTCCGACAGGGTGGTTATCCTTCCCCCACAAACGAAGGTCTCGGCATTTTCCCTTCCAATGAATGGGATGAAGTAGTAGCCAATAGTCCGTGGGGCGGGGAAGTATGGGGATACACCAACGGAGCTATTGAAGCAGAGTGGACTTCGGATACGCCGTATAGTGGGTTTACTGGTCAGCCCGGAGGGTTTCAGATGGATTTTCAAGGCAGGACTGTAAGAGGGAGGCTAGGAGACCCTACGAACTATTGGAGCACACTGGGCACGTACACGTCACCTTCAAAGATAGGCTTCAGACCTGCAATAGAGTACGAATACATTTAATATCTCAATACAATGAGAGCGGGTGCACCACATGATAAGGAAGATGGATTTATCTGGGGGTTCGGGCGGGATATCTAATCAGTCTGTGTATACGTCTAAGAATGGGGTAGTAGTGACTAGTAGCGCTAACGTTTGGGTCAACAGCAACTACTACTACATGCAGTATTTGTTTGATGGAAAGAAAACAGAAAGTGATGCAACAGGATACTGGTTGACACAGAGGGCTGCTAGTACAAGTACTGTAGCTGGGAGGGTAAACCTAGACTTTGACTTAACGTCAATGTCTCGATACTTTACTTCCATCGACCGGATCGTCGTATACCCAAGGACACGAGAGGATACTATTTCTGATTATACTATCTACGGTAAGGTAGATGCGTCAGGCGCATGGGAAGAAATTGCGCCTTATGTGACCAACGCTACAGCCAATTGCCCGTACGGAACTGCACGTACTCATGTAATTAACGCCAAGTACAAATTCATTAGGTTTGACTTAGTACAAAAAGGTACTTACGGCGTAACTCTTGCGGAAGTAGAATTTTATGTAGAGGCTACTGACGACTACAGGGATACTCTTTTTGGGTATCCACTAGCTACTCCTGATGCCTCTTGGAAGAGGTACGATGATACTCAGGCGGCTTACCCTAACGGTTACACCGTATACAATGCAACAGGAATAACCGGAATGTACGGAAGCGCTGCTAGGGTAATATCAAGGAGCGCGGCCAACCAAGTAGGAACTCAAGACAGAATTAAGTTCAGGTTCTACGGTACAAAACTTAGAGTACTAGCTTGCACCTACACCGACAGGCAGCAGGAAGTCAGGGTGTATATTAACGGAGTAGACCAAGGGACTTTTACAACTAGGTATAGTACAGCTAACGTGGGTCAGGTACTTGTCTATGAGCGATTAAACATGATTAAAGCTATCCACAGTGTCGAGTTGGTCATCGAAGGTACGGCCCCTGAAGGAGCATTTTACTTTGATGCTTTCGATATAGACAATGACGGTTATGTGCTGGGAGAAGAGGGGGCAGTTGTCGCTGACCCTGACCTTGGGTGGACTAGATATGAACAGACACACCCCGCGATCACCTACTTCCCGGCGGCAGGGTGGACAAGTGCGGCTTTGGCGGCACACACTGGCGGGTCTGCAATGGGTAGTGTCACCACCCAAAAGGGGAACAAGATGACTTTTGCTTTCATTGGAAGTAAGTTCCGGTTAGTCATTTCGAAATCCCCCACGTACTCTCCTGCGATACGAGTGACTATAGACGGTGTAGAAGTAAGAGATTTTAGTGCACGAGATTCTTACTTCTACCACAGGGTGGCTGGATTCCAAAGAGAAAACCTTCCTTACGGCAGACATAACGTAGAGGTAGAGGTCCTCACTAAACCCACGAACTCCGATGGGTACGATTTCCGTTTTGATGCTATTGACATCGACACTGGTGGGCGGTTGCTTCACTTTGACGAAGTGCTGGAACAGAAAGACCTGACAGTAGGTAAGAGAATCCGGGCGCATTATGCAGCACTAGCTGAAACAGTAGGTACATTTTCTGGGTTAGGTGCAGAGACAAGTGACTTCTTACCAGCAGTGCAGATCGTGAACCCTGACGGAGACTTTTACTTGATCGCGGTCGACACTGATCCTCTGGGTAGGGTCATTTTATTAGCTGACCGGAATGTTCAGGGAGGAATGCCTTGGACTACTGCGAACGATTGGGGGCTGATGACGGGAAGGGTGCTAAATAAGCAATTCGTGCCCACGATACCTGTACTGAATAGTAACACATCTTCTCCTGATATGACAATAATAGTAAGCTCAGCACTCAACTTAAATTACAACGGCTGGAGGGCATTTAACGGCGTATTATCAGGTGACACGAACAGGTGGGTGGCAAACAATCCAGCACCGAGCCACTTGACAGTAGTTTACAAAAAGCCTCGGCTCATTAAGCACTACTCTGTTCGGTCAGCTATATACAACAATGCTGCACCTAAGGTATGGCAGATTCAGGGAAGCAACGATGGCGTAAAATGGTTCTTGCTTGATGAGAGAACGAATGTGACTGGTCTTTTGACAAGTAGTTTTTACTCATTTAGTAATGATACCTACTACACCATGTACCGAATACACATCACAGCTACGAATGGGTACGCGGGGTATTATAGTAGCATAGACGCACTTCAGTTCTATGAAGAGGACTCTAGTCTATCTAACGCTATGGTAAGACTTCCTACTGGTGGGGCTGTTGTGACAGGCGCGGACAACGAATGGGACAGATACATTACAGGTAATACCCTAGGAGGCAAGATTACGGCAGGGGATACCAGAGTTTGGAACTGGGGCGGGGCTTGGTCAATGACCCCAAACACTACCCAGAACGTAAGCAGCAGGACAGTTAGAGGTAACACGTTAGGCGGGTTCTCGTATATCAGCGCCTCAGCCATCACGGTAACAAGTACGGGTTTCCGTCCATTGTTTATTATGTACGTGTCGGAAGCAGGCAATAACTCCCTCGTCTGTGAGATAACAGTTCCTGTCAAAGACAACTTGTCCTCCGGTCTGCACGTTTACCAAAACCACATTGAGTATAAAGAGTCTCCTATGATAGACGTAACAGTGCCTGTAACTGCAACGGACTTGAAAGGGTACGCCATAGAGTCCTCTGGTCTGTACAGTAATTTGTACCCTGAGTGGTTGGCGTTTGATAACCAAACGGGAGCGGCCACCTACGCATACGCACCTCCTGCTGGGCAAGTACCAGCTTGGTTGATATTTGACTACGGGAAACCTTTAAACGTAGCAGGGTACGGTATAGCTTCGAGACCTTCTTCTCCAACGCAGGCCCCACGTGATTTTAAGTTATCAGGGAGTACTGATAAAGTATCTTGGGATGTCTTAGACGAACAGAGGTCGCAACCTGATTGGGCGGCGGGAGGGGAGCTTCGTAAGTTCGCTCTTGGAGAAAAGGACAAGACCTACAGATACTTTAAGTGGGATATCAGTAACCCATCCATAGGAAATCAGTTAGGTGTTCAAGAGTTCGAGTTGTATGGATTCGACGACTGTGGGTTAGACCAAAGAAAGACATATTTATACGTCCCTTACGCAAACGACCTTGTAAGCACTATTGGTGTGTTTAACGAGAACGGAGAGGAAATCAGAGACTTTTCTGGTGACCTGACCTTGCCAATGACTAATGCAACATCTAATGGGTACACACTAAAGGCTTCCCACAACTACGTTGCGACTGGTTACAATACATTCTTCGCGTTTAACAACGTAGTTGGTTCAGGGCAATGGAGTAACGGGGTGAGTAACGGCGGCGTAGGGTGGTTGGCAATCAACATCGTAGAGCCTGCAATAGCTACGGAATACCTCATGGAAGCCCCTTCATCCACAGGCCCAAACGACATGGCCAAGGACTGGACGTTTGAAGGAAGTGTGGACGGGGACAACTGGACGGTACTGGATACCCAAAAGGGACAGACCACTTGGAGTACGGCCGAAAGACGGAGGTACAAAATCCCTAACCCAACAGGCATGTACAACTGGTTCAGGGTTAACGTTACGGCCAACAACGGTGGCTGGCTGACCATTGGTGAGATTGAGATATACGGCAGGCGTGGGGCGTACTTCAACCAACGTAAAGCTTCCATCATTGTTCCTTACAGAAACGACCTAACGACAACCATAACCGTAAAGCCGCACGGTAGAATGAAGGCCACAGCGAAGGTCGCTCCTGTTTACCTCGCAGACCTTGCTTCTACTATAGACGTGAAGTGGACTTCCAACGTCCTCAGTACCATTGCGGTTCGCCCTAAAGGTAAGATGCGGGCGGTAGTCGATGTTGTACCACCACCGAAGATTGTCTCCACGTTATCTCCGGTTAAGGATGCATTCACACGTTCATCCGTTCCACGGCTCAACTACGGGCAAGAGCAGGAGATGTTGGTAGGTAATACGAATGGAGAAAGTTTCAACTCGCTTATCCAGTTCGATGTCAGCACCATCCCGGCGGGCATGAAGCTGTTAAGCGCGAAGCTCAGACTTTACGTAGAACAGACAAGTCTTGTGGGTAATCCGGTATCCTTTTATCAGGTTGAGAATGACTGGACAGAGCTAGGCGTGACATGGGCAAGCTCACCAGCTTACGGCATGAAGCTCGCTGAGATTCAAGCAGACGTAGCTAAGGAGTACGCTGAGGTTGACATGCTGAGTATCGTTCAGGGGTGGTACAACGGAACACTGGACAACACTGGCATGTTTATGAATCTGGACACTATCAGCGGTGAGATGTTTGTCCGTTTCGGCTCAAGAGAGAGGGGCGCGAGCTACGCACCACAGCTAGTCATTGAGTACCAAGACCCTACTACCCGCAGTAATGGATATGCAGACGTAATTGCTTACATTACCGCCCAGCAGAAGAAGTTCAAGGACCTAGCTACGAAGATTACGGTCAAGAGTTACTGGGATAAATCCGACATACCAGGTAACTTTACAGTCTTTAATCCCGACATGCTTGAAACCTTCATGAAAGTTACTAGGGGAGACATTCGCTCCACCATCACAGTTAAGCGGGAGGATTTATATCAACTCCCTTCCGAGATTGTGGTTAGCAATAGAAGGGACAGTGTTGTGGAGACGAACATCAGAGTCTCAAGGGACTTTATGAAGAGTACTTTGGTTGTAAGGCACAATTCCAACTCCAGCTTACCTTCGGTAGTTGTCGTAAGGAATAGCGATTCAGATGGACTGCCAACTAAGGTTGATGTAACCAGACCTGATATAATTGGGGGCATTGAGGTCACAGCTAGTTCTGTACTCACATCTTCAATCACAGTATCAGGGTCGGGAGAAAGCCACCTAGAGTCCGTAATCACAATCCAACGCTCTGAGTCAAACGACTTGAACTCTACGGTAGAGGTTTGGAAGAACTCAGATATAGATGGCAGCATCATAATCAAGTCAGGATACCTAAGTTCTAGCATCACCGTTCCGTTTGGTGCAAGCAAGGATTTGGTGACTAAGATTCGAGTGGCCGAGAGGTACGCTAGTGACTTGGTTACACATATCGAAGTAGGCGGAGAATCCACTGTGTTGTGTACCATTGTCGTAGTGGAATCGGACGACGGAGGGTATGCATTCATCATATAAACAAGACCCCTGCCATTACTCGGTAGGGGTTATTTTTTTGGAAAATTTACCTATATTGTAGTTGTGAGAAAGTGGAACTTTAGATAGAAGTAGCCGCGAGAGGGTGGTATTTCTTAAAGGTATCTTGCGTGTTCTTCTGAGAAACCTTTGCGTAAATCTAGGTTGTCGAGATGTCAGAATGACCAAGATACTCCTGAACGAGAGCCATGTCGCAACCAGCGTTAAGCATGTGAATAGCGAAACTGTGACGGAAGACGTGGGGGCTGACGTTTCTAGTGTCAACGCCTGATTTGGCGGCGATTCTCTTAAAAATCTTGTAGATGCTCTCCCTAGACATAGGGACAGTCTTATCAAGCTTGCTAGGGAGCAACCATCTCGATGTAATGCCGTTCTTCTTCATGAACATCTTGATTCGGATAAGGGTGTTGTCGTGGATAGGGTTGATCCACTCAACGTCGCCTTTACCTTCGATGCGAATACTCTTTGGCTCGAAGTCCATGTTCTCTACCTGGTTGGGGGCATCTCGCTGACACGGAATCCAAGACCGTACAGGAGTTCAACAATCATTTGGTAGTCGATGCTAGGACGTTGTGTTGATTAAGGCAGTCACCTTAGCTTCAGAGATTACTTTAGGTAGAGACTTTTCTTTTTCACCGCACTTTACTTGGGCGGCTGGTGACACCTGAATAACTCTCTCGATTTCTACGAGAAACTTGACGAAGGATTTCAGGGCACAGAACATTCTATTAATAGTAGACCTTGCACTACCAAGAACGTAGAGATGCGCTATTTATTTTCTAATATGGGATGACTCGATGGCTGTAATGTCAGAAGGAGTTGGTTTCGACAGAAAGAAAGCCTTTGATATTCCGTTCGTAACTTTCTAGGGTCAATTCGGATGAGTTCTTATCTGTGTGCAGGTAGAGTAGGAACGTCCCAACATCATTCATTACTCCATCGCATCCCGTTGTCTATAGTCACACAATATACACCGGATTATTATGTGACTTATTAACGTGCCACAAACAGATAGAAAAGGTCAGGTGATCGATATGGACGTAGGTGTAATTACAGCAATCGCTGGCCTCGTTGGTACTGCTGTATCCGGTGTAATCGGCTATGCCAGCGGCAAAAACAATAACAAGGTAACGGATAGAGAATTGCTCTCCAAGGACGAACAGGCCTTCCGTGAAAAGTTGATTGAACGTCTCACAGCTTCGGAAGAAAAGATTGAGAGACTAAGCAACGAAGTCATTACGCTTCGACAGGAAAACATGGAATTGATTAGTGAGAACAGGCTGCTGAATATCAAGGTAGAGCAATTAGTGGCTCAACTCTCAAGACGGAGGGGAGACGTGCGCTAAGATGGTGAAGTTTGTGAAGAACGCATTCTGGAACGACAATGACGGCTTCTCCGCTAAGGATTTTCTAATGGTACTGTTTGGCGGTCTGTTTGCACTGTTCCTACTTATTGTATTCTTTGCACCTTTCTTCGGGGTAGCGGTCAGCTCCGTCTCGATTGAGATGATAGGAAGCCTTAGCCCTGTCGTTATGACCATCGTGGGCGGATTATTCGCAGTGCAGACAGTGAGGGAGTTCAAGACTACCAATACAGAAACTACCACTGCAGTTCCTAGTGATTCTCAAATGGAAAGTGTCAATAATATCCTGGAGGAAAAGGTAGGGGATAGCACCCCAAAGATTTAATAGAAAGGGTGAACTAGATGGCTTTCAAGATGAAGTATTCCATTGTACAGAAATACATACCAGTCAATACGAAGAGACGTTCCGGCCTAAAGAACCTAGGAATTGAATTTATCGTGGCTCATGACACGGGCAATGACGGCAGTACTGCGGTGGGTAACGTGAACTACTATACGAACTCTGCCAACGTCGAGAGTGCTTCAGCACATACCTTTATTGATGATGAGGTCATCATTGAGTGTGTGCCGCTCACAGAGAAGGCTTGGCACGTACTGTACAACGTCACTACAGACAATGACCTTTACGGCTTTGATTCCAATGATCACGCAATCGGCGTAGAACTGTGTTACTCCAATAAGAAGGGGAACATCAATAACCAAGAAGCATACAAACGGTACGTTTGGTATATGGCATATCTATGTAACAAGTACGGACTGAATCCCTTGAAGCGGATTTCAGGCCACAATGAGCTCGATCCGAACCGCAAGTCCGACCCGTTCAAGAACGCTTTGAAAATTATGGGAATCAGTAAGGCTCAATTCCTAAACGATGTGGCGGCTGAACTGAAGGATTGCAGTACGCCTGAATCACCAATTAAAACTGAAGTATCGGAGGACGATGAACCTATGAAGCTTGATAAGTGGGCATTAGACATGCTTGTAAAGAACCTGACAGACTTTAAAGATAAAGGGTTCTTTACGGACGAAGCTTGGATTACCAAAGCCAAGAATGGTACGCTGACTGCCTCTGAACTGGCGTTCCTGAACACAATCCTAATTGCTAGGGCGGTGAAGAAATAATGGTAACTTTAACTGGAGTATTGGCTACAGCAGTAGGTGCAATCGGTCTGTGGATGCTTGTAGCGGGCTTAACAGAAGCAATCACGGAAGTCATCAAGAAAGTAATGCCTATTAAGGATACAGGCACATATGCAGTTTCTATTATAGTAGGCGTGGGACTGGCTTTTGCATTCGGACTTAATCCATTCGGACTTACCGGAATTGCCGCATACTCATCTACAGTAGCTGCTGGCTTACTAGCGTCCCGTGGGGCTAACTATCTGAGTGATTGGCTGAAGCAATTAGGAATTAAAAGGGAATAGGATTGGCAGCTCTCTTTGCATCGTCTGGAGGAACCGAACTCTTTACCTTCACTATCACAACGTACTCCAAATTCATTAAAGAACTTCGAGCAATAGGAGTACACGTAATCGGTTAATAAAGTCCCGCCTTCGAGCGAACTCTTTTTCCATAGATAGATCGACTGTTGATAACAGAGGGGTTGAGACATATACGACATACAGCTATATGCCTTATCCACTGTGCTATCAACGGAGTCATACACGTGAACAACGTGACATCCCCTTCTCTAAAGGAAGCCAGGTGAGATGGTCAATATGTCCAATCTTATTACTGAATACCACAAGTATTATCAGCAAGTTTACGCCTAAGAGTCGCCCGCCGAAGTCCTTCGGGAAGGGGCTGGACGTAACATCTCCCGCAACTTTGTCAATACTTGCGCCGACCACTTAGAGCAGGGAGATGATTTAACAATGGGGCAATACAAAGGACAGGTGATAGTATCTAGCGAAAAGCAATTCGTTTACCGTGACTCTGAAAATAGAGGGCATGTGCAACTGCCGAACATGGTGGTTTCTTGTTTGGAATTATCAGACACGTCTAAGATAGCCTACGGCGTGATATCCAAGTACGTTTTTGAGAACGGAAGAGAAGCATTTCCTGCCGTATCACGAATTGCTATGGCTTGCAACTGCACCAAGAAAACGGCAATCAAGTACATTGACGAACTCTGCGAGAAGGGGTTCATCCTGAAGGAACGTAACGGTAATCGGAAGACGAACTCCTACTATCTGATGGACATAGACAAGATTGACCATCTACATGTATCCGAAATGTTCTGGCGGACTGTAAATTCCGTGTACAAAGAAGTTGAGGTATGCCTATACGAAGATGTATACGAATGCTTCATTAAGATGCTTGAGAAGCTTGACAAAGAGGGAATCATCTTTCGGGAGATTCCTGTCGATGCTGAGACTGAATCACATATACGTGAGACCCTTTTAAGCAGGGTGAAGAAGGAAGGTGAAGATATGTTCAACCCACCATACGCTGGAAAGGCAAAGTCTGATATCTCCGACCAAACTGCGACAAAGGAAGTAATGAGAAACGTTCTAGGTGGCACTGTTGAAAAAGCGGGCAACTTTGGGGAAGGGAAAAGCAGGTTCTCCCTGCCTGATGACATTGACCGATGGAAGAACGACAACTTCGTTCAATACTTCTACGAGAAGTTTATTGACGCTACAGGCAGAACACATGAAACCGCCCGAAGTAAACACCGTGGAATGATTGGGCGCTTGCTCAAGAATGTTGACGGCAACAAGGCGCTAATTAAGCTAAGAATTAATGCCTTTTTCCAAATTGGATACGACAATCAGTCCCTTGAGTGGTTCTGTACCTCAGGACGGGCGGAAGAGATTGATTTGTTCGTCGAGAAAGGCAAGAAACCGTTCTATATCGCGGCGCAAGAGAAGAAGGAAATGGTTGAGACTACCGCACAGACAAAGAGCGGCATGTCTGCTGAAGACTTCCTGAAGAGGATTAAAGGAGGTAACTAATGAGTATATTGACTGAAACAAAGACAGAACTGTTTAGCACATGTGATACCTGTGTGGTAAAGGACTGGTGCAAACTTCGTAGCGGTGAAGTGAAGTTGCCGCCTGAGCATACACTCACCTATTGTGTGGGCTACGATAAACTGGAAAAGGCTATCGGCTTGGCTAAAATCCCCAAGGAGTACCGTACTGCCAACCTGCACAACTACGTTGAGGATGCGGACAACGCTGACTTTGCAACCATTCTGAAGGAGTTGCTATCTAATTCAGTAGGCTTTGTCACTTCAGGTACGAACCTTGCCTTGATTAACAGGGGCAAAGGTACAGGTAAATCATGGACAGCCAATGCCGTTCTTAATGAATTTATTTACAAAGTTTGTCGTGACCCACAATGGTTTGATTATGAAACCCCTGTAGGAATGTATCTGAAATTTGGAGCTTGGGCTAACCGTCAGCGAGATATATACACTCGTAATGACGAGAAGTTTACCTACGAAGCCCACCGAGAACTCAACCACATGAATGACGTTCCGCTACTAATACTAGATGATATCGGGAGCGGTCGAATCACCCCAATCATTCGAGATTTGATCTATGATGTTATTGACTTCCGTAAAGAAGAACAGAAAAGTACAATCTTTACAAGCAATTTCCCTGATTCGATATTACGTCAAGATGACATGCTTGGAGACATGGTTGTATCTCGAATGCTTTACAATACGATGGTCATTCCATTGGGCGGCAGAGACAGAAGAGAGGATAATACCTACAAATACTAAAGTTAAGTGGAGCGTTTGTTGGTGTGTTTAGTGAAGATATACCTATTGTCGAGCTATTTGTGAACAACATAGTTGAAAGAGACTCTACATATGTTGTGATACAGCTCATAACAGCTCGATACGAACTTAGAGAGGCAAGTGAAAACAGCCCAAAGGGCATTGATTAGACAACTTAGTTGCGCTGATCGCATGACCTACCTCAAGCACTGTCACTACATGAAAACCCGTAAGGACTCACCGAATACAATTACTTTTCTAATTGTATTCGGTGAGTCCTTTTCTATTTCCATAATATAGGATTAAATTTGCCGGCGGAAGAAATCTTATGTTTTATCCTGAAATTAGAGGGGTTAAAAATCCCCATAAAGGGTGTTGTTATTGAAAATTGGTCAGGAGGACAAGTCTGACTTGTACATAATCGATGAGGGAAATGAAGTCGCATAGAGCCTTAGCTGGTATCACTCTGCACCTTTTTCCGTAGATGACTCGACTACTAAGAGTGTAATCGGAAATTGGGAGGGAACACAATGGCGGCAATCGAAGAACTTCAGCTACTCAACCACATCCTAAACGTTAAAGAGTGGGGCGTTGTCGAGGATGCAGGTATTACTGAGAATTACTTTCAGGTACACAAAGAAACCTTCGAGTACGTCAAAGGCTTCAAAAAGAAAAACGGATACTTGCCAACAATAGAAACGGTAATGAACAAGTTTGATACGTTTGAGTTGGTGGAATTGGAGAACATCGACCACGTTGTGCGAGCGGTGAGGGAGGACTTTCTTTATAGGGAGTTCAAACCGATACTGGTATCTGCTTCGGAGACTTTCGCCAAAAAGGAAACGACAGCGGCTATTCAGCAACTTCAGATGGAAGCAGGAAGATTTCTGAAGTCTATCGGCTTAAGGGGTCAGGGCTACTCCTACATCGAAAATTCTCAACAACGTCTCGATGCTTATGACAAAATCCACGGTAGGGCAAAAGATGAAATCATAGGAATGACTACTGGATTCAAGCCGCTAGATTTAGCGACCAACGGACTTGAATACACAGATGGGGCGGTCGATTACTTTCTCGTGTTTGCGCCAACAAACATGGGGAAGACCCTCATATCATCCTTTATGATGTCAGCGGCATGGAACAGTACATTAGATGATGACTATCCAGCCTACTTCGCCTTGGAGCAAAGAGCGTCAGAAATTGCCCATAACTGGGACAATACACTTGCCAAAGTGTCACGGCTTGCTCTAACACGCGGTACGCTCTCTAACGAAAAGAGAGATGCTTATGCGGAGTTTATTGACCGCCTTAAGCAGAAGAAGAAAGACATGGTAATTTACGACCTTAAGAGTAATGGAGGCAAACCTTACACGCTCGACCAAATCCACCGGATACTCGAACGAGAAGGACACAATCGTTGGACACTCGACCAATTATCAAAGTTACGACTTCCCTCACGGGGGAGCGGCGACCTTAGACAGCGCCTGTATGATGTTTCGGCAGGAGTTCGAGACTTAATTCTCGATACGGGTAAGCCCGCAATAGTTGTCGCTCAAGCGAACCGCGATGCCCTTAAGAAAGTAAAGAAGGACATTACGGAGAACGTTGATGCCGGAGATATTGGGGAAACCTTCGCCATCGTACAGGATGCTTCAAAGGGCATCTCTATCGTAAAAGTGAGTGACAACACCTTTAGAATCTTGGTCATAAAAAATCGTGAAAATGCAAGCGGACAATCGTTCCTTGTGCGCTATGACTTCGACTCTGGTATCGTCTCTCTCCTGGATGATTCCATTAACGAACAATACTTCTAAGAGAGGGAGGGACTAGCCCATGTGGGTACAACTGTACCTTAACTCTATCAGCTTAGGAGCGTATAAGGAGAGTAAGGAGTTAACGGCTCACTGCCAATACTTCCCTAACTTTTTCAACGTTCACGTTGATGTTCACGAGGATGAGATAGAAATCCACTCTCCCGGTTTCGCCCAGATAGGGGGGAAGGGAAGTGATTAATCTCTCTCTCAAACAAGAGGATCCCAATATTGAGATTCTTGAATCCTTGTACATTGATCCTGAAGAGTTGACAGATGAACTCAGGTTCTCTTATCAGCATCTCTCGAAGGTTCTAAGTAACCCTAAAGCATTCACAGGACTGAATGATACGGGGAAATGGGTCATGAGTTGCTGTCCATTTCATTCCGAAACAAGGGCATCTTTTGGTATCTCTAAAGAACCGCCCTATCACTGTAACTGCTTTTTTTGTGGCTACTTAGGAACAATTGACACTTTAATAGAGAACGCTCTTGACCTGAATGAAGGAGAGGGCATTAAAGTTTTGCTTTCTACCTATATCATCGAGGAAGAAAAACGAAGAACGTTCGATATGGTTGACTTCATAGATAATCGCAGGAACAAGTACGTTATTCCCCACCTTGAAGAGGGGGTTCTTACTAGCATGAAAGATTCGAGGACTAGTAATGAACTACTCTATCAGACTGGTATAAATTACATGCGTTCTAGGGGATTTAACGACAGAACCCTCGAAACCTACGAAATCTGTGTTGACACTGCAACTGCGACAATTGTATTCCCTCAGAGGACGAGATCCGGAGAACTCCGTTTTGTGCAGAAGAGAAAAATAGGCAACAGCTATCACGGTACTAAGTTCATTAATGAAGGCAGCGCGATAAAGAAAGATATTATTTTTGGTCTCCATTTCATTAACACACTTAGAACCACGAAACACCGAATTAGGCGAGTCAGGATGGTCGAATCACCTATTGACTGTATGTCCAACTATCAGGTGGATATCCCCGCAATCTCGATTAACGGACGTATTCTTTTCAGGAATCAAATTCGGGAGTTGCAGTTGGCTGGCATCGAGGAAATTGATTTGATGCTAGACAACGATAAAGCGGGCGAGAAGGGAATGCAAGACGCCGCAATCTTACTGGATAGGGCAGGGTTCGTTGTGAACCGTGTACGCTACCCTAGCTTTCCTGCGCTCAAAGACAGCAATGAACTGCTTAATGCTTGTTTACTAGACCGTCTCGACACCTACAACGTGAACCTAATCGGATCAATGTTCCAGTAAGCAAAATTCTATTCAAATTTAGTCGCATCTTACTCAGATGAAGCAACGACCTCTGATATAACTGGCAACACATTACACATGAAACCATTGGAGGAATATTAACCATGACAACTCAAACAACGATATCGAAATTCGATGTCGAATCCTTAACACCTATCTTCAAATTTATACTGAAAGGCGTGAGAAGTGAAGACCGTGAAGAAGTTCAATCAGAAGCCGTGCTTCGTATTCTTACAGCCATCGACAAAGGGCAAGTTAAGAAAGATATCTTCACATTCTCTCACACTGTCGTTCAACGTGCAGTATTTGACTACTACCGCAAAAACAATCGTATGATTAGCAAAAATAGCACCTCTGTTAATTTTTGCGATGGGGCAGATGAAGAATATGGTTCAACTATCGATTACTTCTCGTACGCAACTGAAGAAATAGGCTATGGACTGTCTGACGTAAAAACGGATTACTTGAACAACCTCTGTATGTTTACACCGCAACAACGTCGAATCATTGATTTCATGCTCTTTACAGAGGAAGGGATAGATATGAAGCCAACAGAAATTTCTAACTTACTTGGCTTGAACAAGTCTCATGCTTCCCGTGCGATGAAAACGTTAAAAAAATTATGTCAGGGGTAACAGCCTAATTACCTACCTTAGATAATATACATAAATAGATATTAGTAAGAGTGTCTTAGGAGTTTTTTAGCTTCAATATTTCTCTCGTTTAAAGTATAACATACTTTGCCAAAAAAACCTTCAAATGTTCCTATATATATTTCAAATTTCTGATAGAAACATTCTACAACTGCACTTAGAGTAGTGTCAATACACTATGTTGTAAAACAGTGCAATTAAAATAGGTTTTGTAACAAATCTATAATTTTACAGATCATATTAGTTACCCAATCCTTTAGTAGTTGAAGCAAATAACGTAGATATCCAAAGGTATAAATACACTACTAATTTTAAGTAAGAAATATTAAAAGAAGATTAAATCTCTTTGAAATATATCGTATCCAATTCTTGAAAAGTCATTCGCTCCTTTTTGAAGAGATGGAACGACGACTAATAATAAGAGGTCAGCGAACCTCAAGTACAAATTACATTGGAGGAAACACATTATGTCTAATACAGTCGTTCGTGGTCTTGGAGCAATTCTCTCTGGCGGTGCAGAATTCATTACTTTTGAAGAAGGAAAGCCGATGACTATGCTCTTCATTGACTGGTTTGAAGACCTGCTCGGTATTCGTGAGCACTATGAATCCGGTCTGACACCTAAATACATTCGTTGCCCCGGCAAAGACATTTGCCCACTTTGCAAAGCAAACCCTTCCAAATATCCTGCATTGCGGATTAAGTTCCGTGTGTATGACCCTATAGAGAAGAGAGTCAAATTCGTCTCTTTGGCTAAGTCTCATGTTCAAAAGTTGAACCAAGAATTCAATCTTGACGAGTGCGACCCTACTAAGAACTTTGTAACCCTTTACCGCACTGGTAAAGGTGCTTCCGACACTGCCTACAGTGCCCGACGCTATGTGACAAACCCTGAAGCTGGAAAACCTGTTCTGGAGTTCCCGACGCAAGAATTAATCGACCAGATGCCTGATATTACAACGCAAGTTACACCACATAGCCCAGACGAGATTGCAGGTTTCATGCAAGTGTTAGTAGCAGGTGCCCAGACTCAACCTAACGTTTATAATCATGCACCACAAGGTGTTAAGCCAGCCTATGAGCAACAAGGAGTACCTGCAACACAACGCAAACTTCCATTCTAATCTGTAATGAGTAAGGGGCTGAGACGGCCCTCGTTATTAAATCCACTATTTAAACACGACAGTCAATAATATTTATCACAACGTTATTTTCATATTTATAGGGAGGGTGAGTATGTCAGATAACGAAGTCATCAACATTTTAACTAAGGGCGAAAAGAAGTCTGCCCGAACCACACGCACTAAGAATACAGAAATAGTTAAAAAGGCGAAGAAACTCACTAAGAAAGAACAGAAAATCTTAGACGTAGAAGCATCGATCGTCATGCCTGACAATTACACGCTCATCAATACTCCTGAGCTACTTCAGCGATTAGTCAACTACTACAAAGCATATAAAACGATGTATCAAGGCGATGCCTATGTCTATCTCGACACTGAAACTTATGGACTAAACAACTGGCGGGACACTTTAATCTCAATTTCCATAGGTTTTGAATCAGAAGAGTATTTTAATATACCCATGCGCCCTTTTTTACATGAAATGTCGATAAATGTTGAATGTTTGTCATTTGACGCGGTATCAACCGCCCTTAAACCATTGTTAGAAGAAGAAGATATGATTGTCATGGCAAATGCAAAGTTTGACATTCACGCACTCAAGAATTGGGCAGATATTGACATTACGTTTAATATTCATTGGGACACGATAATTATGGGCAGTTTATTAAACGAAAATAAACCAAAAGGTCTGAAAGAATGGTACAACTCTTACGCTCTTCCTTGGCTAATCGAGCAAGGTAAATTGAGCCATGATGAACTTAGCCGCCCAACTTTTAGGTTCGGTAGCATGTTCGACAAGATTACATTCGATAGTATACCTCACAGGCTTGCTAACTACTATGCTTGCCATGACGTATTCATGACTCATTGGGTGTTCAGATATCAAAAAAGCATTGTGGAAAATCCATCTTTTGGACTTGACGGCGTTTACCGTCTTTTCCGAGAAGTTGAGATGCCATTGCTGGCTGTTTTTGCTACAGCAGAACGACGGGGAGTAGAGCTAGACTCCAAGTTTCTGAAAGATATTATTGGTAAGGTTCTACAAGAGAAATTGGACGAACTTAAGGCAGATATTTTCGCCGTCTTAGGCGGAACGATTACTCTTATTAAGTCACGAACCCGACAGCGACAAGGGATTAAGTTTAAGGAAGAGTACGAAGTATTGGAAGAGTTTAACCTAGGCTCCCCCGCACAACTAGCCAGCAAACTATACGTAGATCATAAGATTCTTGAGGCTGAAATGGTTTACGACAAAGACCTAAAGCGTAAAGTACCTAAGCTGTCTACAAGTAAGAAGGTACTTACAAGAAATAAGAAGGTAACCGTGACCCTTGGTGATAAGACTCACAAAATTATCGACTATATTCTGGAATACCGTGGGCTGTCGAAGCTAATTGATGCCTTCTGTAATAAGCTTCCTGACGATACGGTAGAAGGAATCATCCACTGTTCCTACAACCAACTGGTAAGGACTGGACGTGTTTCCTGTTCAGCACCAAACCTTCAGCAAATTCCATCTAAATTTGACCTGATTCGCTATGCCTTCCGTGCCCCTAGTGGGAGACTACTGGTTAGCGGAGACTTCTCGCAACAGGAATTGCGCTGGTTGGCTATCTTTACTCAGGAACAAACCCTCATTGATATCTTCAAGCTAGGGCTTGATATGCACAGTCGGGTAACATGCCAGATTCACAGCTTCGACTATGATATGTTCGAGACGATTCGGGGTTACAAGGGGGATTCAGAAGAAGAGACCAGCATTAACGTAGATGAAGCGATTACGAAATATGCAGGTTCTCATGAACTTATCTATGCAATAACTTATATGAACAGTAAAGAACAGGGCACTAACTCTTCTACTACGGAGATTGTCCGTCTGACCATTGAACGCCTTTCCGCATTTTTTGAGTTACTTCGTAAGAAAACCAAGTCCGTAGTATTCGGTGTAATTTACGGTATTACGGACTTGGGCTTAAGTGACCAAATTGAATCCAGTAAAGAGGAAGCAAAGGAACTGATTGACGGCTTTAAGTCCTCCATGCCTAACTACCTTAGGTGGGAAGGAACAACCCACAAAGAGGTTATGGAGAAGGGCTACATTGAGACTGTTCTTGGACGCAAACGCAGATTCGGTGAGATCATTGCTGAAGCTAAACAGGAGGATTTGTGGAAGCGTTCTGGTTGGCACTGGAAAATTGAAAAGTGCAAGCGGCAGAGTTGTAATGCCAAAATCCAGGGCTCAAGCGCTGACCAATCCAAGAAGGCGATGGTGGAACTGTTCTACCCTAAACGACCAGACGGAACTACGTGCTTAAACCGTCGTGAGTGGGTAATTAACGGCTATGTGTCTCAACTTGAGAAGGATGATATCCACCTTGTCCTTCAAGTACACGACGAGTTGATTTTCGATGCCCCTGAGACCGTTGACCTAGCCGTACTAAAGGCGATTACAGATACAATGGCTAATGTTATCCCTAACGATGCAGGAGTCCAATTCAAATCGGATATTGAGGTATCTCCTTATTGGGGCGGCAACTTCTCGCAAGAGCAAATCCGTCTTATGAACGAAGGTGCTTTGGATTGGAGAGATATCTTTGAGGAAGAGGTTAAGAAGAAGCTTTCCAAGTTCGGTATAGAGTATGAAGTCGGTATGTTTGCTGAGAAGGATGACGAAGAGGAAGAAGAGGAGGCCACATAATAACGGCTTCTTTGTTATTTGTTACTAACTAAGGTAAGTACCTTATATTGAAGATAGCAAGTCTGAAAGGAGTGATAACATGGCAACAGCTTCAGGGATTAGGGTGTGGGGAAACGTTTCTCTTGCACAAGACACAGAGATTAAAACTGGAGCTAATGACAACATCGTCGTTACTGTCAACGGAACGGATTACCCCATCACATTAAACGTAGGGGAGTATAAGACCAGCCATACGCATGTAACCTCCGAACTGGTTCAGCATATCGCAAGTAGATTAACAGCGGCAGGATGCCCTGTTTACGCCAAGGTGGGTGGTATCCACGACGATAACCCAAGAACTGTGCTTGTCATTGAAGCAGTAGATAAGGAGGCAAACGTAACAATAGCGGTGTCCGGTAATGGCGCTACTGCCTTTATAGGAGATAAGCCATACCAAGTCCAGCCGCCCGTTTCGGCTTCTGTACCTACTCTGGCGATGGTTAACTTAACCTCAAGAGTTCAAGCCAAGAAGACCTAAAAGATCCTTTCGGGGGTCTTTTTATTTTATCGCACCTTTTTACGTCGATGGCTTGACTACTGTGAGTGTAATGCAAAACAAACAATCGAAACGGAGCCAGGGACACATGACAACAGCAAAATCCAACCCTAGTAAGCAGAAGCGTACTTCTCAACGAGTGATGGTGCTGAACGCACTGCGTAACGCAGGTTCTAAAGGATTGGCTAACTACGAACTGTACGAAATCAGCCAGCGTTGGGCGGCACGTCTCCAAGAACTGTACAAGCAAGGCTACAAGATTCGTGTTGACAACTTGGGTGACGGTATTCACAGCTACACTTTGGTCGAAGAACCTGCCGCAATCCTGCCGGGACCTGAACGTGCTCAAGATGTTCTGACTCGTGAGATTGAAAGTGAGTTCGGTGGTTCTGTGACAACTGCTCAACTCCTTTACATCCTGCAATCTAACAAGCTTCAGGTTGGACGTAAAGCGGGGACATTCAGCGTATGAGAATCGGAGACATTGAACGGAACAAGGAAGACCGTCACTACGGAGCGGTCGAGTATTCGTCCTTTGAATTTTCCATCCACTCTTGAGTTGTTTATGAAGGGCAGTTAGGTCTGAGCAAGAAGATGGGCGTTTCTGCTTTCGCACTCTTGAAAATTTGATTTTGCAACTATCCGAGACTATGTAGCGACCACTATAGAGAATGAGGCGACAAGCTATGAAGATGACAACAGAACAATACACAGAAATCATCGTGGGAAAGGTTGCTCACACGGCAAAGAACATCGCTAAGAATGGCGGTCGACAAGAGGAAGTCGATTCTGATATAGCCGCAGCAATGATTATCACCTTCGCTCAAGAGATGATGCAAGTCATGAATCAAGTTGAGCAGATGAACGGCGAACCAACTATTTTACACTAGGAGGAAACACATGAGTGATGAGCCATTGCAAGAGGTTCTGCTTAACATAGGCGGTAACACCATCAATGACGCAAACAAGATGAATGCCCATTGGGATGACTCGAACGATGTAGCTGAGGAAAAATACGCTGGTTCAAGATACGTCTCTGTTGGCGGTGTTCTTCTGAAGAAGGGTGTCGGTGAAGACGATTAGCTTAATCATCTTCAGTAAGTATTATCGTTACGGAAACTTGGTCAAGGTTGGAGATTGCTCAGAGATTACATAGGAATTCGTAAAGATATGAGAACAAAGCCAGCCATGGAAAAGAGAAGGTATCTTCACCCTCCGTACTTGCTATACAAAGTTCTCCGACAGATGGGAGTAGTTAAAGTGATACCCAAAATTTCAACTATTAATTGGTCTAACTTGACAACTGACTTTAAAGAACTAGGGGGTATGACCTCCGTTGCGCCTTACAAACCTAGAGCAAAACAGGGCTTGGTTTGCAAGAAAAGCGGTAAGACATTCCAAAAAAAATGTAGCAGTAATCATCTATTCACTTGTTGTGACCGGAGAATAAGGGCGATTATGCAATACCACGAACACAGGGATACGCATCTTGCTGGAAAGAAGGCCAGATACCGTGAAAACAAGGATGCTTTTAGGCGCTTGGCACTTGTAAAACATCACAAGGATAAATTTATGGAAGAGTTCCAGGACCTCAAAGCAACCTGTGGGTTCCGTCTTAGGGTGATTACAGAGATAATGGATTCCAAGACTGAGGGAGGTCAGTAATGTTAGATCGTTATGCTGTTGGTGGGCGACTAGACCCACCCTACTACCCTACCAAACCTCACCCTCATTTTGTGGGCAGGGCAATCATGGTTCCTGCTAAGGCGAACGGGGATAGGATGATCAAAGATACCTTTACAATGTCCCATGACCTTGAGTTCTATGCGGTATCCATCAGAACGAACATGAATACCGTCGAAGACTACTGGAATTTAACTGTGGACGGAAAGGTACTTGCCAAGAACATTCATTGCAAGAACTACGAGGAAGGCTTGTACTTTCAGGTAGCGCATCCAGTGGTGGCAGGTAAAGAGTTCCTGTTCGAGTACCACACACCACACGGAGACGGAAAGAACCTTGAGTTGATGTTCCACTTCCTTACTGAGCCTGACGTTAACCTTGTACTCACCGGAACAACTGACTTAGGTAACTACCCTGACCCGCCCGAAGAGCCAGCCGAAGACCAACAACCACCGGACGCACCGGAAAGTGGCATACAGCTTCCTGTTACGTGGCAACCGTTTACTTCCGTTGTTGAAGCTGAGAAGTGGGCAAGTAACTTAGGAGTGTCAGTAAACTTCGCTAAGAAGATTGATGCCGCAAACTATGTGACCGAAGCATTGGCGTTACTCCTGAATACCTGCGGCGGCTTCGCTGATATGATTCAGAAGCATAAGCTAACAATTAAGATTGAGAACGGTAATGGTGCGAATGGATACTTTGACCCTTCCTCTGGAAAGGTTGTCGTAAGTAAGACGTATGACTACACCAACGCTGATGTCATTGCTCAAATGGAATACGATACTGGACAGAAGTCCTCTCCTAATAAACTGAGGACGGTCATTCATGAGATTGGGCACTGGCTTCATTATCACAACATTGGAGCACAACAGTTCTATACGTACTCTGCCCTTGACCCTGACAACTACGGAGCGAAGACAATCCTCACCAATGCGGAATCGACGTATATTGCGAACCACCTTTGTAACTATGCAACCAAGTGGTTTCCAATTGAGTTGATGCCTGAAACATTCACCGCCAAGATAACCGGAGTACCTATTGATGCGAAGATATGGGAGTGGTACGAGCAGTACGGTGGATTCAAATGTGAGGGGTGGTAACGATGTGCCAACATGTGTTTCATAAAATCATCTCTTTAATAACGAGCAATATATCTCTGTAAGAGGGAGCAAACTTCCTAAAGCGTCTTACGTTGCCTTGCCTGTCTAAGTGAAGCTCCTTTATATAGAAGAAACTCAATCAGTCACGTTTACGAAAGAGATGGAATTGGCAGTAATGGAGAGGGGATTTTTATAATGGATATTACAATTCCTTGCATATTCTGCAAGCACTTTAATAGGGACGAACGGGAGAACATGACCTGTGCGGCTTACCCTAATGGAATACCTAAAGAGATTCAGGAATTAAAAGTAATTCACACTGAGTCGTATCCCGCCGATAACGGAATCAAGTACGAGCCATTAAGTGATCAGCATGACTACTTCAAATACTTTAAGGGAGAGATTCGACAATGAAAAAAGTAGTCGGAGCGTTATTGGCAGGTTTGGGTATTGGTGCGGCAGGAGCAGTCGGAGTTGCAGGAGCGTTAGCAATTATTATTAGTACTATTCTACTTAAAACTTTGTTTGCTCTCTTGGTAGGTTGGGTTATCGGGTTCGGGTTAAAACTCATTGCGGGTTCATTCGTAGCTGGTACGCTGAGTGCTATTTTCCACACAGCAATTCCCGCTTCCGCTTTACCACAAATCTTTGCAGGTATTGCATTGCTGGCATCCTTCATTAAACCTTCCCACAGCTTAGCAGACAAGAGCGCAAATAAGTAAAAGGTTTAAAGCTAGTTTTGAAGACCTGAAGAAAGGGCTTTGTAACTCCGCTAATCATACGCTGACCATTATAGAGAGGTGACATGAATGATAGGATTCTTAAACAAGTGCCCCCACTGTGGGGCACGTTCTTCTTTTACACCTGAAGAGATGGAATGTGATAAGGCTTTGGTGCTGTGGTGCAGTCTCTGCGGTAACTTCATCAATCAGACATTTACTATCGAGACTGTCCGCAGGTGGTGGGTTCGGTACGACGAGGGTGAGGAATCTATCGTTCCTCCGGTCAGCAAGTACAACCTTCAGAAACTCATGGAGATCGAACAGATGCTTAACGAGCAAGGTGAATGGATGGAGAGCATTGAGATTCACATTAAAGACTTTAAAGAATACCAGTATACAGACGAAGAGGGTGACTATAAGAATGAAGGTTCAGATAACAGCTAATTTTTTCCTTGACAACGGTGAAGTTAAGAGGGTGGAATGGTTCGAGATTGACCCTAAGCTTAAAGGTAAGATTGTCGAGGATGGCGTAGATAAGCCTGTGGAAATAATCCTCAAAGCGGCTAAAGACGTACAGGAAGAATATAAGAAAATATTCCGTAAATATCAAAAGGAAGGTGAAGTATTCGCTGTAGAAAACATCTTGGGTGAGGTATCAGGGGTTCACTTTACAAAGGTGGCATACTGGACATTACAAGCGGAAGAAGTGAAAGAGGAGGCAACCGAGCCTACCAATAACACAACTATTTAATAGTAGCCTGGATAGGTTTGAATCCTGCCCACTAAGGTTGTACTTCTTTGCTGAGTTTTACCCCCGCACGAATTTCTATCAAGACTTACTCTTTCTGCGGCTACTCACGTTTATGACCCTACGTTCCAAGCCTATTTATAGCTAATATCCAGGCCTTCTATTAGTTGTTCGTTAACTATCTGGGAGGTCTGGTTTGTGATGGACATGTCATGGATAGACAAGGGACAAACACCTGATTGGCAGAAGCTACTCTAGTCGAAGTAGACGGGCGGGTTTCTGCTAAGACGGAGTGGACATGCTCAGTGCTAAGGAGCGACGAACGTATTGAGTTACGGGAAAGTGACAAAGTATATAATGATAAATACTTTGGTGAAATGAGAGATTCTTACAAGAAACAAAGATGCTGCCGAGGGTCCGAATACCAGCTTCACACGTATTACTAACGGCGAAGTCGAATGCTTTAGCCGCAACACTAAACTAGCTTTACTTTTGACCGAACATAGTACGAGAATGATGTCATGGAAACGGAGCACGACGAAGTTACAGAATTAATCGCAACTACCAACTGGTATGGAGCGACCACTATAGGGACAGTAAAACAAACAACGGAGGTAACAACAATGACAAAACAGATTTCCTTTAAGCCTTTCGGTTTCCCTGAAGTGCCTAGCATGAACGGTGGTGACTTTCTTGCCATCATCCAAAAAGCCGCGCGCTATGACGAGACGGTCAAGTTAAATAAAGACTTATCGAAACGTGTCGAGGAATTAGAAAGCACTTTAGCTGAACAAACGCTTAAGTCAGAAGAAGCCTTCGCAGTCCCTTTGTTCCCACAGGGTTTTGAATACTTCGGAAATGCCGGAGAACTTACCGACGGAGAGATTCAGGATGGTCTGGTTTCTGCCGCACAGGTAGAACTGGAAGCAGGTAAGTTCCACTTCATCGGAGCAGGAGATTCAGCTATCATACGTATGCACGATGAAGACCGTATCATCACGGTCGTAGCTCAAGGGTACTATGAGCACCAAGAGATCCTTCATGATCGGAACACTAACGCTAACGGATGCGATGACCCCGACTGTATCTGCCAATTTTTTAAGTTCGCTCCTTCCATCTAGGTTACACTGTCCCTCTTAATTGAGAGGTTTGTCACACCATACATGAAGAAGTGGTTACATTGTCAAAAGGATAGACCAAGGTTGAAGGACTCAACGAACAAGTTGAGAACGAATACCTATGAAGTGAACGAGAACGGACAGAAGAAACAAAAAGTACGAAAAGTAGATCCACCTGTACGTCATTAAACTCATACCTATTGTGCTCCGTGGTGAGGATAGCCCCGCTTGGAAGGGTGGCATGTTCTATCGTGAGAAGGGTGGCAAGAAGTAAAGGTACAAAGACCCTCAAACGAAAGAAGGTAAAACTGATGATGGACAAAAACGAAAACGCAATGATTCTAGGAAATAGCCCACTGTTGATATCTGATGTGGCTTCTTTGATTAAAGCAGGGGAGTTGGACAAGTCTATCCCATTTATGGCTTATAACCGAGCCACCCGTCGTACCGCTGAGAAGCAAGCAAAGAAGATGATTCGTCGCTCGAAGGACTAGATCTATATGAAAAAAATGCAGGTACGCCATGAATGGTGTTTTAAAAACTGACTCTATATATGACTTCGTGTTTTGGCAAAAAGATAAATGGAAGTCATCTATTAACGGTAGAGTAAATCGTTAAATGCTAGGACATTTTAAATGCATATTACTAGGAGGAATAAAATGGAAAGGGCTTATGTTTACACTCTTGGAGTTGTAGTAGAGCAAGTAGAGATGATTGAGAGTGCTATCCGGAATATGGAGCAAGCCATGCGGCATGTGTCGCCCGCCACGGTAGACGTAATTCGCAGGAACAAGAATCAGCTTGAATCATTGCTAGAACGCATCATGGACACTAACGTATCTTCCACCCCTGGGCTTCAGGCTTCTATTGAAGGTAACAAGCAGTGTCTTCAGGACTGCTTCTCAGCAGACTACACAAACCGTCTCAGCACGATTAGGAGGACAAGACGATGAAAATTAAGTTCAGGGACGTTTATGGAATTCTTCAGAACAACAGGAAGGCTGTTTCTGATATGGGACTGGATTATACCAATGTGCTTGAAGGGGAGGGCAAGTGCCTTATCTCTGCGGAACTGGATGCCCTGAAAGAAAGCTACGGAGACCTGTACAATTCGGACATCAAATTGAACGAAAATATCGACGCTATCAGGAAAAAAGCTAACTCCTGTTTTGCCTGTTTAGATCTAATTTAG